TCAAACCTTCCTCAAGCCGAACTGCGCAACCTTGACCTTCGAATCCTGGGCGATGCCCGTGGCCAGGTACAGGCCCATCCGGCAGCTGATGGTCGTTTCGGTGGCGTCGTAGGTGTACCGCTGTGTCTCCAGCGCCCCTTTCCAGTTGGCCGGAAGGGTGAAGGGCTCCTGGTACTTGTCCATCGAGCGGTAATAGATCGTGGTTGCCGTGCCAGCCACCGGCTTGTTGATGATGAGTTCGGCTTCCCAGCCCAGAATGCCGCGGCTGTTGCCGACGATCTCCGGCGCCGAAACCATCTCGATCACATCATTGGCCGTCAGGTTGGCGAGCGTGACGTTTGCCGCTGGCTGGAGATAGATGTATCCCCCTGCCGCCGCCATTGTGCCGCCCAGCTCGATTACCTGGGCCTCGCCGTAGGCCGCCGGCTCCTTGTACCAGCGCGTGGTGATGCCGGTCAGGCCTGAGCCGGACGCCTTGTAGCTGTCAGCCAGGACTGAGCCGGCCACTGGGTTCGTCGAAGCGTTGATGGTGCCGCCCGTGCCGGTCATCAGCGGGTTGGCGTTCAGGCAGCCGAATGGGCGAATGGCTGAGTACAGGTCGGCGGCGTCGGTCGGCAGCGGCACCCCGAAGAATTCGAAGTTGGCGTTGATCACCGGGACCACACGGGACTGGATGAAGTCCGCGCCCAGCAGGTTCGGGTGCAACCCCTCCACTGTCATATCTTCCGTGAAGCCGTCCCAGATGTTCACCACCGGCACGAACTGGCTTACGTACTGAAGCACCCAATCCTTATAGTCGATCGCCTCCTGCAGCGCGGTACCGGTCAGTGCCTTGGCTCCGAACCGCGGGGTTCCGGTTCCCACCACCAGGTACTTGCCCGGGATGTTCTGGAAGGCGGTGACCAGCTTCATAACGTTGGCCTTGGTGTCGGCCAGGCTCATGCCTGCGGTGGTGCTGTCGTTGGTGCGAGACAGCAGCAGCCACAAGTCAGCAGTAGCCGAGGCAATGGCCGCCGGCAGCCGGGCCATGAACTGCCCGGTGTGGTCGCCCACCTTGCCCTGATTGTCCCGGTAGTCAGGGAACAGGCCGGTCTTGGCCGCTATCGCGCCAGCGTAGCCATAGGCCTCGGTGCCATAGACGGTGGCTCCGATGGAATGACAGTTGGCGCTGAAGCTGTCCCCCAGCAGGCCCAGGCCGCGACGGATGCGCCGGCGGGTGGGCTTTGCACCCACGACCAGGCTCACTTGGCCACCTCATAGGCAGCGCCGCCCCGGGGCGTGAACCGCGTGGGCGTGTTGCCCAGGTCCAGCCGGTGAACGCCGTCAGCCGCGAAGGTATCCGCCACCACCCAATCCGTCCCTACCTGCTTCTCGACCGAGACGCTTCCACCGTTCGCCTTCACAGCCAGGGTATGGACCCCGTAGCTGTACTTGAGCACAAATTGATCACTTCGTGATGCCATTCCTCTTCCCCTGTTTGTTGGTCAGTGCGTCATACGTTCTTTCGCATGCCAGGCCCGCTATTCGGGCTCGGTCATACGCTGCTGCCAGCTCTCCCGCTCTTTGGTCAGCCCGCTTGAACAGTTCGGAGAGCACCATGGCGGCGCGGGTGGCTGCCTCCCCTCGGCGGGCAATGCCGGGATCGCTGGGTCTGCAACTGGCTCCGGCGGCAAAGGCATCTGCCGCGTCGCGCACCCGCTGACCAGCGCCATCAGCCCCAGCCACATCAGCGGCCAGTGCCGCGCTTTCCCTTCGCGCATCGTTTCCCACCTCATTGGCGGCCGTCTGCCGGCGCTGCTCTTCTGTACGGGCATTACCCTCCGCGGCGGCGCGGGCCTTTGCCTGGAGGGCCTGCTGGTCCGCCGCTTTGGCCTGCCAGCGCAGGTCGGCAGTCGTTTCGCCATGGCGGTAGGCCCCATAGAGCGCCCCGCCACAGGCGAGCACAGCCAGAAGCACAGCGCCGGCATAGCCGAGCAGCTTCCACTGCAGGGCTGTCACGCAAGCACCTTGAGCGCCTGCGCATAAAGGTCCAGCCGTTCAGCCAGGCCATTGAGCCCGCCATTGATCTTGCGTGTGATAGCCTCGAATTCGCCGGCATCGGCCAGCTCGTTGAGGCGGCGGGTGGACCAGTACCAGCCAGCGGACATCGCGGCCCACTGCGGTTGCTCAAGCAGCTGCGGCTCATTCAGCAGACGGATGTCTCGAAAGAGCGCCATGCTGCAATTCAGGTAGTTGGCGCGCCCCGTGACTTGAATCAGTCCCCTGCCCCGGTACATCTGGCCGTCGCCGTCGGCCTCGGCTGTATTGCCCAGACGCTTGGCCAGGCCGCCCGTGTCGTACTTGGCCAAGTAGGCATCGCTGCCCAATTCCTTGGCGTAGCGCAGCTGGCCCGACTCATGGCCGACCTGGGCCAGGAAAGCCGCTACCCGCTCCGGTGTGTTAATGCCGTAATAGGCGATGGTCGAGTTCAGCGGGCCGACATAGGTCGCCGCGCGGCTGCCGGCCAGCGGCATGATCCGCTTCAGCTGCTCTTCAGTGATCTGCATGGTTTCTCCAGGCGTAAAAAAACCCGCTCATGGCGGGTGTCGTTTGTCCCTACGGTAGGGATCAGGCAATGCCGTAATGCTTCGCGCCCCCGAGGCGGACGCCGACCCAGAACAGCCAGGTGCGCCAATGGGCGGTCCCGTCTCCGGTGTGCATGGCCCGGCTGAAGACCGCATCACACTCAGCCCTGGGCAACAGGGCCGTGCTGTAGAGGTAGTCATGCAGGATCGCGGCGCGCATCCCGTAGCCGACCACTAGGCCGTACAGGGCCAAGGCGCCTACGGCGACCACCCACATGGCCGTAGCCAGCCAACTGACCGAAGTTAGGAACAGCCCCAGCAGCACGGCGGCCAGTGCGGCCCACCGGCAGATCTCGCGCAGCACCCGGACCGAGGCTAGGTCGCTGACGAAGGTTTCCGGCACGGTCAGTTGACCATGCTCTGGGTCGTTGAAGACCAGAGGCTCCAGAAGCTGGAACTGCCAACGGTTGATCTGGCGGGTGGCCGCGCCGGCGGCGAACTTGCCCGGGGCAAGAATCATGGCCAGCCCTCATCAAGCGCTGCCTCTGTGTAGCTCCCGTCCTCAACCATGGTCAGCAGCGCTGCTTCGCGGTCAAAACACGCTTGCACATGGGCGCGAACCGCGTTGGCCACGGCCCTGACAGTTTCGGCATTCAGCTGAATGAAGCCCTCTGGGGTTTTCCAGTTACAGACATACGACGGATCGTCCATGCCGGCGAGTCGGGCACCGGTGATGAGTGCCTGGCTGTCGCGGCCCGTGTCGATGGCCATGCCACCCACTGTGATACCAGCTGTTTCGGCGGTGAAGCGCCGCGCTGCGATGAGCTGAGGAGCTCTCGCGCTGGACATGGAAGCGAGGATCTCGTCGCTGATCTCCGTCACCAGCGTCTCACCCGGTGAAAGCTGGGACGGACGCATGTCATCCGGCACCGCTCGCCAGCCTGTGGCAGTGATTGCATAGGTCATTTACCGATCCATCCCATAGCCTTGAACGTCGATGTAAAGCGCCGCGCCAGTTGCATTCCCGTGACCGTAGGCAATCTGCTGAGAAGCGTTTGTTGGAACAACTATTGAAGCGCGACCACCTGCAGACTGACTGAAGAAAATGCTTGAGAGTGCGTCAGCTGGGTAGATGAATGCAGTAGGGGTTCCGGTGTTAATCACTGCTATTTTTGCTGTCCGCGTTGTGACGGGTACTACTGACGAAAGCGATACGACCGTGGCTGCCTGAGCAGCGCCAGCGCTTAGGACCAACAGCGGAGCAACTGTTACATCTTCTTGGTAGTTAAAAATATTGCTTGCATCTATATCGAACCTCATTAGGCCGCCTGACGTATTTGTACGGAATGCGCCGAGGAATCGTCGGGATGTATCGCCTGTTTTTGATCGTGCAGAGCCTAAATATGGCGAAGACGGTGCTGTAGTCACCAGTTCAATTTGCGCGACACTGCCATTCAGGTACAGGTATGCATAGTACCAGCTGCTTGTTGCAAGCCCAGTGAGTCCGCTTACCGTAATCGCTGCCGCGACATTTATCTTGGCGCCCGTAACCAGCGCAGCCGATCCCGAGCTAAACGTCATGGATGAAGAGCTATTCCATGACGGTATAAGCCCTGAAATGGCCGTAGCATCTGGGATGTAATCGGCCAGATTTGCAGCAAGCGCCCCGAACTTGTTCACCAACGTCCGCAGCGCGTCAGCCGAATCCTTCACATAACCCTGCATGGGTGCCAGGGCATAGGTGCCGACCGCCACGGTCGCGCCCAGGTAGGCGGGCTGGATGGAAAGCACGGTATCGCTGGCTACGTTCACCACCTCATACCAGCGCCCGTCTGGGCCCATGAAGGCGTCCCCGACCCGGGCGTTAGCGGCAAAGGCAGTGCCCGTGCCGGTCACCGTGGTGGAATTTTGGGTGCACGAAACCGTGCCCGCTCGGTACCAAGCCATTGGGGGACTCCTGAAAACAATAGATAGGTTGCGAGTTGAATCAGAGATCGGTGACGTCGATGATCACCAGCTGGTACTTGTAATCGGTTGCCCCGGTCCCGCCGCCGTTGCTAGCGCTCTGGCTGTAGAAGTACTCGCCCTTGACCCGAAAGCCCGCATCTACACTGGTGAATCCCATCATCAAGAGCGAGACCTCCCACTCGTTTGTCCAAACTTGATAGGCGTCATAGATGCCCGCGCCCCAGCCGCTACAGACGGCATAACTTCGCCCGGCGGTGTAAGTCACTGTCGCGCCGGTCAGCTGATCCTGGCCATTGAGCGGGTCGGTAAAGTTCGCCACATTGATGTAGTCGACGACCTTCATGTATTGGAAGTTAGAGGAAAAGGCGAGACGTCCCTGCGCGTCGAAGACGTTCAGGCCATACCCTGAATTCGCTGAAACCGGTGCCGGCCCGAATTCGAATATTTCCACCGGTACGCTGGCTGGCCCGGCGTAGCAGCAGATGGTCCAGACATAGGTACCGTTCTCAAGTGTGACCCCGAAGATCAGGCATAGGGTGCTGGTACAACGTAGCGCGATGAGAGACTCTGGGCTCTGTGCACGGTAGCGGTACCAAGTGGCGAGCCAGGTGTCCCGGCCCGCCACGCCAGCCGCCGCGGCTGTGGTTGTGTTGACCGTTACCCTGTTGAGCAGGACTTGATTTCGGTAATCCTGATCGATCTGCAGGTAGCTGGCATCGTTCCTGACCTCAAGGCCAAACCCCATTAGTACACCCCATAAAGTATGACCACCGACACGTACATTGACGCGTTGCCGGTGTAGGCCCAGCTCAACGTATTGCCCGAGATAGTTACTTGAGGGGTGACGGAAGCGCCCGTCACCCCTGTGTTGAGTATCTGGGCCCAAGGCCTGCCCTTGGAGAAATCGGCGGATATCGAGCCGTTAAGTCCCTTCGTCGTCTGCACGGTCCCCAATAGCCGAGAGATGGAATCGCTTAAGCCCAGTGTGAGCTTGCCGTTGCCATCCCAGACGTTCAGCCCATAGCTCATATTGAGAGATTCCCGAGATTCACACGCTTGACGCCATTCGCATCGAACACCCTGACGCCGTTGTTATCCATGATGACCCGGCCCTGTCCAGCGACCGTGGCGTTGATCTCGAAGGTGCCGTTCTTGTTCAGGCGCCAGCCCGCAGAGCCTGCGACATAATTCGTGGACTGGATGTAGTCACCGATCTTCGCGCTGGTGATCGTGCCGTCGCCGATGAAGGCCTGGCTGATGTACACCTGGCCGTTCTGGACCACGAACGGGGTGAACGTCGTGCCGCCAGCGGTCGTGCCCACCACGGCGAACCGGTCTGCCGAGACCAGGAACTGGCTTTGCAGCCCTGCGGCCGTGTTCTCAATGCCCAGCCCAATGCCCGCGGCCACGTACTGGCCGTTGGCGTTGAGCTGCATCTTCACCGACCACATAGTGGACAGCTTGCCGTCCGTGTTGGCCTGGGCCTGGCTCACCGTCTGGATCGCCGCTGAGTTACTGCCGATCGATGTTTGAAGTTGGGAAATCTGCTGCGCTGTTGCCGACTGATTGTTGGCTACCACCGTCTGAACATTGGTGATCTTGGCATCACTCGACGCCACGCTCGCCTGCAATACTTCAGTGGTTTGTACCAAGGCCTGGTCCTGGTTCGCACGAACCACCACTTCCTTGGCGTATGAGGCCTGTGTATCCCACAGCTTGAGTGCATCTTGTAGCTCACCCTCCCCCGTATCCTCGCGCAAAGCAGCACGTAGGGTCTGGGTACTTTTTGCTTCGGCCTGGACATCAGTGATAGCCGCGGTGTTTTGCGCGACCTGCTGCGCCAAGCCGGCGACCGTCTGGAGCGACTGGCCTACGTCAGTCCAATAGATAGCATTAGGTGGCGGTGTATTTGCAGGTACCGTTTGGGACGCTTGGTAAATGCGTTCACCACTGACCACCATGTCGCCCTTGGCGTAGGCTTGATCCGCTTGGTAGGCCTTTAGTCCGTCAAGCGCAGCGATCTGCTCTTTAAGGTCGTCAATTTCCTCAATCTTCTGCTGGAGTTCCTGGGCCAGTTCGGTCTCACCGATCTGTCCTGCAAGGTAGGTCAGGATATCCCCGGCAGCTGAACTGGATTGGCCCATTGCCCAACTGGTCCAGGGTCCGGTATTCCCGCTGCGATCCCCCAGGCGTGCCCGAAAGAACCGGGTCACGCCGGCAGCCATGCCCGACTTGAGGTAAGTCCGCGCGGGGTAGGACACCAGCCCCAGCTGCGCCGGACTGCTGCCGTCCGAAGCGACCGATTCCTGTACTTCGGTGTAGAGCGTGTCCTCGGCGCCTTCCGGGAAGGTCCAGTTCAGCCGAATGCCGAATATCTCCGAGGTGGTGGAGAAGCTGGCCAGGGCCGGCGGCTCGCCAGTCTTGCCGTAGAGCTGGGTCGGCTCGGAGTAGGCCCAGAGCGAAGTCGCGTTACCAACGCCTACGGCGGACACCCGGGCGGTGTAGGTGCCGCTGTAGATGCCAGACACCTCGATCGAGGTGGTGTAGGTCACCCCGGCGTATACCCAGTCGCCCGAATTGCGCTTCCACCAAACGTTGTAACCGTTGGCCCCCTTGGCCGCGTCCCAGGTCACCCGCATGGTGGCCACGGTCAGGCCCTGCTTCACTGCATCGAAGGTCGACAGCGCGACGTTGGTCGGCTTGGCCTGCACCGCGCCGGGCAGCGTGGTGGTGGGCAAGGTGACGATCTGGGCGCCGTTGTCGATGGCCGCGAACTTGCTCGGGTTGTGCTGAACCGCCACCACGTCGTACTGGAGCTTGTCGTCGCCGAAGTTCTCGGTGACGGTCAGGATGCGATAGGTCTCGGGCACCACCTCGGCGGTCTCGATGGCATAGATCGATTCGGCCAGGGGCGCTTCGTCGAACGCCTCGGTGACCGTGATCGAGCGTCCGGCAACGGCCCGGATGATGCGGGTCTGCGCCTTGCCGTTGGGCTGAATGACCACCAGGGTATCGCCCGCGGCAACGGTCAGGTCATCGTCCACCACCACGGTGTTCAAAGTAGCGTTCTTGAGGCGTCCGCCGATGGGCCGGCCGGCGTGGTTCTGGTCAGCCACCCGTACGACCTGCCCGGGCCGCGCGATTACGCCGTCCAGGCCGACGCTGAAGCTGATGGTGTCCGTTTCCAGCTGGTTGGTCAGCAGCGTGTAGTGCCCCAGGCGCTGGGCCTGGCCCTGCGACACGCAGCCAAACGCGGTCAGCTCGGTTTCCCGGATGCCGTAGCGCGCCACCGACTTCTGATTCTGGACGTACTCCACCTTCTGCTCGCCGAAGTTCTCCCGGTTCGTCCAGCTGACCTTGGCCACGCTGTAGCGGGTCGAGCCCGAAGAACCCGCGCGGGAAAACTTACCGTCGATGACGTTGGCGTTGGTGTAGGTGTACACCGGGTCACTGGGCATGTCTGCCGATACGGTGACGGAGCTGGCGGCGTAATACGCCATGCCGCGGAAGATGCTAGCGATGTCCTGCAGCACTGTCAGCGCGTCGTTGCGCGACTGCAGGTACAGGTTGCAGGTGAACCGGGGTTCAGTGCCGCCCTTGCCGTCGTCGACCAGTTCGTCGCAATACCTGGCGATCTGGTACAGCGCCCACTTGTCCACCTGCGAATCGCTAATGAAGCGGCCCAGGCCGTAGCGGTCGTTGAGGATCAGGTCGCGGTAGATCCAGGCCGGGTTATCGGTCCAGGCCAGCTTGAAGGTGCCGTCCCAGGTCCCGGTATAGGTTCGGGTGGCCGGCTCATAGTTGGCCGGTACTGAAATGATGCGCCCACGGATGCGGTAAGCTCGCTCCGGGATGGACGAGAATTGGCTCGCGTCGACCTTTAGCCCAACAAGGCCGGTGTAGGGATACTGGAGCTTGGCATCAATCACCTCGGTGTAGCTGACCACGCTGGTGGTGGCCTGGATGCTCGAACTAGTCGAATCGGGGGTAGTGCGCAGCACCCGGATGGACCAGCCTTCTTCGGCTGCGGGCAGATCTACGCGGTGCGAGCGCTGATAGCCGCTGGTGGTCTTGCCGCTAAAGGAAGTGGTGATTACCGGCACATAGTCAGAGCCGTCCGTGGACAACAGCACTTGATAGTTGACAGTGTAGCCCACAGTGTCGCCGTCGCTTTCCTGCTGGTACAGCGTGCTGGCGCCCAACTGCAGGCGCACGGCGGAAAGTTCGAGGTTGGTGATGGCTTGGGTCCAAGGCTGCTTCGCGGTCAGCTCTACGCCTACCGAGTGCTCGCTCTCCACCGCGGGGAATCCAGTGATGTAGTCCTGATCGTGCTCGCCGGTACGCTGCTCCCAGGTCACGCCGGTGAAGTTCAGGGTGCCATCGCTGCCAGCCAGCGGGGTTTCGTCGAAGTAGATCGACTGTGCGCCGTTGACCAATCCGACCATCGGCCCTTCGCTTAGTGCGTCCAGAATGTTGGCGTAGCTGGTGTTAATCAGGCTGTCTGGGCTTTCTACAGGCGTGTGCGTACTGGAGCTGCCTTTGGCGCCCCGGACTACCATCATATTCATGCGTGCCTCTATTGCTCGTCTTCGGCGACGATGCCCAGCGAAATGCAGGCAGAACCAACAGTCATCTCGCCGTAACACAGCGGGACCGGGTTACCCTGGGTGGTGGTGTTCTTGATGCCCGAAAAGTTATAGCTCGGCGTGTTGTCAGCGCTTTCACTGCTGCTGATACCCGACTGGGTGCCAGTGATCATCTGGGCGACACCGCCGAGCGCGAGCGATAGGCCGATCGAGCCGACAATGCCCCAGCCTCCACCTCCAATAGCTGCGCCCCATGCGGCAGCAGAGGCAAGCCCCGCAACGCCTGCTGTTGCAATCGTGGCGATGGCGATCAGTGCGATGCCGAGTACAACTTGAAGCCCTCCGCTTTTGGAGCCTTGCACCACCGGCGCGATGCGGATGTCGTTGTGACTGGGCGGGTCCCGCAGCTGGTCCTCGCCCAGGTTGCGCTTGCCGTAGAACACAGCGAAGGCCAGGCCCATGTCCTTGGAGTCGATCAAGAACTGTTCGAAGCCTTGATGCAGCACGCCCAACGCACGAATGGCCTCGGCAGCCGAGTTGACCGCCAGTTGATGCACCCGGCCAAACCGGGCGCCGAGCTTGCCGTACAGGCGAACCGTTCTAAGCCGCTCAGCCATGGGGGGAATCCTTGTGTCGCATGTAGAAGCGCGCCGCCTCCCGCCAGAACCCGCCAAAGGGGTCCCGCTTGGAATCACGGCCGTAGAGGTGATGCAGGATGGCGCCCGGTGCCGGGTGCAGGTCAGGCTCGGTCTTGAGCACGCCGTCGGCCAGATAGACGCCCGCGTGGTTAGCCACTGGCGCGCGAACCTGCATCACGATCAGGTCACCCTGGCGCAGATCGTCAGGGCTCACCGGCTCGAAGCCCGCCGCGGCGAAGTTGTCGGCATAGAGGTCCTGGCCCTGGTCCCACCAACCATCCTCTCGCACGTAGTCCGGCAGTTGGATGCCCAGTTCGCGCTGGTAGTAATCGCGCACCAGGGTGTAGCAATCCAGAACACCATGCTGGAACGGACGCCCCACCAGCGGCGCCTGATAACCGGTGGGCTCATGGATCAGGTGGCCGGTGGGTTCGCCCTCGCGGACTTCAACCACCAGCCAGGGCAAGCCCGTGGCCTCCATCGATACCCGGTCGGCATGGCTCAGGCGCGCGGACTGGCCCGGATGGCTGTGCACGATGGCGACCACCTTGCCCTGATCCTCCGCTTCGGCCCAGGCCTCGGCGCTGATCCGAAAATCCTCCGCAGGGTTCGCCGCGGCGTTTTCGGCAGGCACATAGCGGTTGATCCGGTCGGCGCGGACGATGAAGCCGCACGCTTCGTTGGGCAGCCGGGCGCTGGCGTCGTCGTAGATCGCCTGGATGGTGTCCTTGGACAGTCGCATGGGAACCTCTAGGGCATAAAAAACCCGGCGCAGTGGCCGGGCTTCATGAAATGTCAGGCTGACTTTTGCCGTTCTCGGCGCCAGCCCTGTTTGAGGCCTATTTCAATAGCCTCTTGGGCGGTCATGCCGGAATCAACGCGCCTGCATATCTCCGTTGCAGACAATCCGTACCTGCGACTCGCCTCGAACGCATTCAGCGTCTCTCCGTTGATTTCGAAGCGGCGATTGGTACGGCGGAACTGACCCTGCTGGAGCGCAGTAGCCCAGCGGCAATTGCCTGGCTCGTAATGACCGTCAGGGTTGATACGGTCTAGCGACATCCCAGCGGGTCGTTCGCCCATGTCAGCGAGGAAATTGCGCGGGTCTTCCCAGCGCTCACAGAAACGAATCCCGCGACCACCGTACAAGTGATAAACGTCATTTGCCGGGTTCTGGCATCGAGCCTTGGCCGCTTCCCATGATTTGTACCAAGGGTGGCCCGAGCACCCATGATCTGTAACGCGAGACTTGAATTCCTCGGATTTCCAGCAGCCACAGGACTTAGCTTTGCCTTGGCGAAGGGTGGCGGCAGCAACTTCCTTTTCTACCCCGCAATCACAGCGGCACCACCACCAAACCTTTTTGTTGCGGTAGCCATGTTCGCGGATCGCAGTCAGACGGAAGAAGCGCTGACCTGTCAGATCAATCTTTTTTGGCATATCGAATCACTCCATTCGATCACTCATGTAGGAGCGCGGCAGGCAGTGAGTGAACTGCTTTTCGACTGGCCGGTCTAGCCGCGCCCTCTCATTCTACAGGCCATCAATAGCCTGCGCTGGGGAAACTTCCGTAGCGAAGTTGGTTGTTTTCCCCAAACCTGAGCTTGCATCCGCGCAGCGTCCCAGAGCATTGGTCTTTCGCCGGATCATCGGTCAGAACATCGTCTTCAGTTGCATAAACGCTACCTGTATATCCGCAGTACGGACCACGATACTGCCCGATAACAAGCCACTGGCAGCAGTTGGCTACGATCTGGCGCCCAGGCAGTTTGCGGTCGGTCGCGATCAGCGGGGACTTCAGCACGAAGGCGACGGTCTGGCTGTCGGCGGCCTGCTTCTGGTCGATGGTGTAGAGATCGTCCGAGAAGTACTCGTTCGGGTCGGCCTCCGGGTTGCCCTCGGGGAAGTTCGCGGCATCCAAGTACCGGCCCAGAGTGCGATGCCTGACCACCTTGGCGTCTACCAGATCCTGATACGTGGCACACAGCGCGGTAATGAAGCCCGTCACGTTCGCCACGGTCAGCGTAGGGTTGTTCTGCTGCCCCTCCCCGGTCATCCCCATGCCCTCGACCTTGATCGGCCAGGGTGAGTACTCCAGGCCCTGCCAGTAGATCGGGCCTACCCGGGTGTAACCGTGGAAGCGGTACACGTCGCCGCCCAAGCCGATGAGGTCCAGTTCGAAGAGCTCGACGTACTGGCCGACCTCCAGGCGCTGGATGTCCTCGTAAATGCTTTCGGCCATCAGGTCACCTGGTGGGTCTGGTCAAAGGTAGCGGTAAGCATCCAGGCTCCCCCGCCCTGGTCGGTCGGTTGGAAGCTGGCGCAGGTGAAATACAGCGGGCCGTCGAAGGGCGTGGACCAGATGAAGGCCTTGTAGCCCTCCTGCTCCCGCAGGAAGGTCAGGATCTCGATGATGCGCGCCTTGCTGCCGGTGAAAGTCAGGTCCCAAGACTGCGTTTCGTTATTGATGCCGTCGGCGGCGCGCTGGGTGTAGCCGTTGCCGAACTGCGCCGACCGTACCCTTTGGGTGAAGGTGCCCGGCGCCGAGCGGTCAGGCTTCCACTTGAAGGTGTCAGCCATTAGCCCCTCCCATTAATTGCTTTGCGGATGTTGCCCTGGGGGCTGAGCGACTTAGCTTCCAACTCCTTGAACTTGCGGGTCACGAAGTCACCGATTTCTGCCCCGAACGACTCCAGGCCGCTGGTGTTGGAGCTCACCTGAGAGCTGCCATCGCTGGCGATGTTGATGTTCACTTGGGGCGCGTTGGAGCTTGAAGAACCGGCCAGACGCGAAGCCACCCCGCCAACATATCCGCCATCGGCATAGCCGCGGGCGTTCAGCCCTTCAAGGTAGCCGCGCATGCCTGGCTGGCTGACCACCTCCTTGCGGAGCACGAACTCGCCTCCATGGACAATGCCGGCCGGCTCGAACTTGCCGCCATCGCCGGTATAGCCGCCACTGGAAAAGCCGCCCGAGTAGGTAAGCCCTGAGGAAGCGCTGCCTAGGCCGAAGTCAAAGCCGGAGGCACCGGAGCTTGCGGCTCCGCCCAATCCGGCGATGCTGGCCGTGCCGATGCTGCCGAAGATGCTGCTGAACACACTGGAAGCAGCGGACTGCACGGCCATCTTGGCCAGCATCTTGGCGAAGCTGACCGCCACGTCGCCGAAGCTCTCGTCCGCCCCGAAGGCGAAGTCCACCAGCGAATCGGTCAGGCCGTCGTAGAGGTCAGTGAATGCGGTCTTCATTTGACCGGCCACGTTCTGCCCGTTGTCCAAGTAGTTCTGCCAGGCAGCCGAGGCGCCGGCAGACCAATTGCCCTGGGCAGCGGTCATGTCGTTGTAGTTGGCCAGTACCGTGTCGTGCAGGTCCTGCTGAGTCTTGTTGAGCGCCGCCAGCTTCTGGTTGTACTCGTCCAGGCTCATACCGCGCGAACCATCGCCGTACTGGTTGGCCAGGTCCAGCTTCTGCTGGTTTACCCGGTCGTCTATGGCGTTCTGGGCTTGGTATAGGCTGCTCTGCCGGTCGCCCATGCCAAGGGTGGCTGCCGCCTGCTGGCCCTGCTGGCGAAGCGTCTCCACCTGATTGTTCAGCGCATCGGTGTACGTCTTCACAGCCTGGGCCTGCTTGGCCAGCCTGCCCTGCTCGTTGGTAGCGAGCACTTCAAGCTGGCTGTCCGCGTCCTTCTGGGCCTTGACCATAGAGGTGCGGGCGTCTGCAATCTTCTCGTCCAGCTGGATGCGCTGGGCGGCTGAAGTGCTGGCCCGGCCTTTGGCCTCCTCGAGCGCGGCGATCTCGGCCTCATACCCTGCCATCACCTCCTCCCGCTCGGCGCGGATCAGGGTGGCGCGCTGGGCTGTGTAGGTTTCCTGGCTGATCACCCCGGCGCGCTGGGCGGCGTCCAGTTCCTTGTAGGAGTTCTGGTAGGTGCTGACTAGTTCGGCCAGGGCGTTCTTCTGGGCGTTGAAGCCAGACAGATCAACATTGCCGGCGGCGGCCTTGGGGTCTTTGTACTGCTGAGCAATATTTGCCCGCGTTTTCGCTACGGTGTCCGCCGAAAGACGGGAGTCGTTCGGATTCACCTTTCGGATCGCTTCGAGGTTCCTGGCGTAGTCTTCTAGGGCCTTGTTACGCTTTTGGGCCGTGGTGAGCGCCGCTTTCTCGATGCTATCGATGTTCTTAGTTGCCAGCACCGCAGCTGCTTGGTTGTCCGCATCAAGCTTTCTGGCAGCTGCCAGTGCAAGCTGAGTGTCGCGCTGCTGCGTAAGGAACTGCAGCTCTAGTTGAGCGTTGGCCAGAACCCGCTTGGAGTCGATGTCGTCTGGATCGGCCCGGACGGCATCTTTCGCATAGGCGATCTTCTTGGTGAGTTCGTCGATACGTGACGCGCTCGTTTGTTCGCGACCTACGTCTTTCAGAGCATCTACAGTGGCCGACACTTCACCTTTAAGCGCCTTCCAACCCTTTTCCCAGAGGGAAAGATTTTCAGTCACCTCATGGCTTCGCGTACGAATCGTATCAACGTAGGCGTCGGTCAGAACCTTGGCTGCGCCTTGCGTGTCGTTTTGCTCCTTGAGCGCAACGATTTGGGAATACACAGCCTGGGTGAGGAAGTGGTACTGGCTATTCAGTTCTTGGGCCGCAGCTACCGGATCCTTTGCGATCTTCGCGAACTCGGCAACCGTATCTTCAACCGCGCGCCCTGTTGATCGCTGCATGTCCAAGGCAGCTTCGGTGATCGCCGCGAAGCTTTCGCTGGCGATGTTACCGTTGCTGGCCAGTTGGGTAAGGACTTCCGCGGCCGAACCGGTTGTGCCTACGGTGGCAGATACCTGCCTTGCCATCTCGGCAAGTGAATCAGCCGTCGTGCCGCTAGCATTTCCGGTGAGGATGATCGCTTTCTGGAACTCTTCGGCTTCATCCGCGCCCTTGTAGTAGGCAACCCCCAGGGTGGCAGCAGCCGCAGCGGCGACTGTGAATGGGTTCACCAGTCCCGCAACATAGCCTCCGAGGGCGCGCGCTGCGGGCCCAACCCCGCCAAACATGTCCTTCAGCTGGCCGCCCTGCTGGAGCAGCACGGTCAATGGCGCCTGGCCGCCTTGGAGGCTAGTCACGATATCTGTGAACTGAGCGGGGACTCCCCTCAAAGCTGCTGCGGTTTGAGCTGCGGACACGCCCGCTTTCTGCGCTTGGTTAGCAAAACCCGCGGTCGCTTTTTCTGCCGCCTGGGCCTGCTGACTCAGATCCTTTAACGCGGCTTCGGCCTTATCAGATTGAGCCGCTAAGGTAGCAGTAGATTTCTCAGCCTTTCCGCCGGCCTGCGTTAGCTTGTCGAGATCGGTCGCCGCCTGAGCTGCTTCTGTAGAATCGACGCGTATACCAAGCTCAGCGATCGAGGTCATGTTTTCCTCCGGCGTAAAAAAACCCGCCGGAGCGGGTCTTATTTTTGGTCTTTGCAGTAGTCAGCGACTGTTTCGGCCTGCCAGTCCTCTTGTCCGATTAGTGGCGGCTGCTTTTCTGCGTAGGTGTATGGCTTGAATCCGGTATATCCACCCATAGCGTTTTTGGCGTTGACTTCACCACACACGCGGCCCGAGTCAAGCACTCGGTCGTTCTGGAACTGTGCTGAGCCCGGGTCTTTCAATTGCCCTTTCACAGCGGTATGAGCTGCATCCAGCCTCGAATCTCCACATCCGGCAAGCACTAGACCACCCGCTAGTAGAAACGCGTAACGCTTCATACGACTTCTCCAACTCGAAACGTCGGAATCTATCATGATTGCTCCGCTGGAGGCCGCATCACATCCAAAGCCTCGCCCTCCATGATGCGGATGTCCTCGAAAGCAGTTCGGATTTCCTCGGTAGTCATCCCGAGCAGGTCGCCGGTTACCGGTATAGCTGCGTAGTCCAGGCCAGTGGCCCCGGCCATGCCCGTTCGCCACTGCGTGGACAAGGCGCGGAACAGGTGGAAGGCTGGCCACACGTCAGGCAGGACCTCGACCACCGTTTCCGGCAGATCGGATAGCGTCAGCCCGAATGCGGCTAGCTGCTTCTCATCGGGGCCGGCCTCGTACATGGCCCGGGCTACGCTTGTGAGTTTCCCAGACGGCTCGGGCTGTAGGCTTGCTGGTAGGCCTCGATCACTGCCTTGGGCGCACCCACGCAGGTGGTGACCAGGGCCTTTACGCTTTCCTCGCTGAAGGGCTCATCGAAGGCCCAGCTTGCCGTGACCTCGCTGATCTGCTGCGCCTGAAGTTGGATCTCGGCCTGGGTGGAGTCCGACAGGCTGAGCTCCTCCTTCTGTACGCGCTCCAGCAGCGCCCGCCGCGCCTCGCCCCAGCGGTCGAATAGTTCAGCAAGTGCCGGGCGATCCATGTATTTGAACTCGAATTCAACCGGCACCGGGTCGCCGCCGATGCGGGGAACCTGCACCGTCGCCTTGAAGGTGGGGTTCTGAGCGATCTTGAACGTTGGCATGGGGCTTCCTTACGCCGCGCTATAGCGGGTCACGCGGCCTTGCAGCGCCAGGCTGATAGCGCGGGTCATCAGGTTGTTACGCGACAAGGTCGGGGTGCTGGTGATCGAGGCGATGGAGTTGTACAGAATCACGTCGCCATTCGGCAGGTTCAGACGCTGAGCGCGCACTTCCTTGTCCTCGTCGGCCGCTTCGACCACAGGCACATAGGGCTGAGTCGGATCATCGGCCACAGTCAGGGTCATGCTCGCCGGCGACTTGGTGGTAGGGATCTGGCGGTCGTCGTCGTCTTCGAGGAAGCCGAAGGTCAGGAACTGCTGGTCGCCGCCGGAAGTGGCCACCTCAGTGATCTGGGGAATCTGCACCCAGGTCAACACCTGGCTGAGCGAGCCCTTGCCGGCACCGGCCGGGTAGCGCTGGGTGTTGGTGGTGTTGATGCCTTCCAGGGCAAAGGCATCAGCGGTCACGTCGGTGACGCGCACGGTACGCCCGGTAAGCTTCGACCAGCCGGAGGTAATAACAATCACGTCACCATCGTCCAGGCCATGGCCCGCGGCGGTGGCCACGGCAGGGTTTGCGTTGGTGATCGCGGTGATAGCGACAGCAGTACCAGCGGATGCAGCGAAGTCGAAGGTAGAGCCGTTGGGCAGAGTGAACGCCATTTGGATGGTCCTCTAAACGAAAAAACCCGCCGGAGCGGGTGGTGGGTTGCCCAACGGGCGGAATTGGTTTACAGGTCGACGACCAGGGTGACAGTGCCAACCAGTGGGTCGGGCGCCGGGTCGCCAACTGGATAGGTGCGGTAGATATTCACGTCAATCGCGAGGATACCCACGCCGGTAACGGCCTTGAACTGGCTGAAGGCTTGCTGGATGGTTCGCGCCAGTTCATCTTCGAGCGCCTTTTTTCGGGCTTGAAACTCATTCAGGTCCATCGGACCTCCTGGTTATTCGGTGTCAGCGCGGTATTGGAAGCTCGCGGCGACGGAATACGTGGTGTCGTTCGGTATGCCTGGGCCTTGATCGACTGGCGTCAGAACTAGGGCTGTCAGGCCATTGCCGGTCAGGCGATCGTAGAGCGGGAACAGCGCGGCCAGCTCATCCACGACCCCCTCCAGAGCGCCAGTGCCCTTGCTAGACGGGCCGACGATCGTCACTTGGAATAGGCCGGTGTAACGCTTGTGGTCAGCCGTGAGGGTCTCGCTGTCGGTGCCTGCTGGCAGGTTATAAGCCTTCAGGTAAAGCTCATCGGTCGCGGGCGTGAAGTCCACGTTCTCGTACGCCACCCGCAGCGGAGGGGTGCGGGCGGCAGCCCAGGCGGCCAGGCGGGCCTGAAAGAGCGAGCGGATGATCTTGTGGCTCATACCTTGTTCGTCCTGATGGCTTCCTCGACGATGGCCTGGAAGCGGGCAAGGGTGATCCTCACCATGCCGCTAGGGGCTTGTTCAGAGTGGCCATATTCGAGCGGTATCGCATAAGGCAGGTTGTTCACGATGTAGGCCGTCTCCCCTGCCTTGAACAGGATGGAATCGCCTACGATCCTGGCCGAAGTCTCGTTCCCGCTGGGGTCGTTCGTATCCAGGCTGCCACTGGCTGGCGTGCCGATGCTGAACTGCCAGTTGCCGCGGAATCGCCCGGTGTCTACGGGCGACATGCGGATCAGGCTGTTGCCAAGCTCGATCACGACCTCTTGCAGCGTCTCGTCTATGGCGTCCTGTGACTGCTGGGCGAACTTGGCCAGGTCCAGCGCGAAGCTGCCGGTTGCCCCGGCATAGCGGCTCATCGGCGCACCTGCAGTTCATACACCAGCGGGGTGCCGGCTGGGTTCATCACCTTGAGCGGCGGGACGATGGTCCACAGCTCGCTCTGGATCAGGATTTTGCTGTTCAGCGAAGGCTTGGCCAGGCCCTTGGCGGGCATCAGGACCTTTTTGTCGCCCTGCTGAATCAGGCTGTTGTTCTGACGCTCTTGGCCGGTGTACTCGATGAGCACGCCGGATACGGAGGTTTCTGTGGCAGCGTCGGGAGATGTCTCGCCTGTACTGGGGTCGTACGTTCCAGGCGTGACCTCACGGAGGGTCATGGTCTGGCCGTACTGGCTAATCAGGCGCAGGGCCGTATCGGCCATCCTGTCGTAGAAGGCCGACATAGGGCTCCTTATGGGTCAGGCGCGGACAGCGAACAGTCCTCGCTTGGCCAGGTAATCTGCGAATTGGGTCCGGCTGGGCCGGTCAGGCGCCGCGGGTAACAGCTTGCGGCTGGTGTTGCTGATGGCGGCGTACTCGACATCTACCACGCCTTCGACGCGCTCCCGGGTCACGGCGCCTTTGCGCTGCTCCGGTGGGTCGATGTCATCTTGGTAGATCTCTGCGGCCAGGGCCATCTGCCCGTAGGCGATTCGGCCGGGGATCAGGTTTACCGGTAGGTACGCCCGGTCCACCAGCGCATCACGGCGGGGCCAGGCCAGGGCTTGGGTGGCCTTGGCCCGGCATCCCTTCCAGGAAAGCCCATCCATCGCCAAGGCGGCCCGGCGCAGCAACGCTTCCTGCGCTTCCTCGCCGTCAGGAATGGTCAGGCCATACCGCTTGGCATAGCTGACCAGCTCCTCAACGGTGGAATAGCTGTCAGCGTCCGGCTTGCCGGTACCGTCCTCGATGATGAGCATGTGTTACCCCTGGGCTTTGAGCAGCTCGAGCAGCTCAGACTTGTTGGCGCTGGCGCTGTAGGTGACGCTCTTGGCGTCCAGCTCGGCCTTGATTTCCTCTTTGGTGAGGCTATCACGCGGGTCTGCGTCACCGGAGGCCTTGGCCTGGGGCTGAGAAGTGCCGCCGCCGGCGTTCACGGCGCCCTCATCTCGCGGCTCGCTGCGAGCGTGCTCTACGCCGCCAGTCTCGCCTACGGTCTGAGGGGCAACGGTGATGCCCTTCTCGTCCCCGCCGAAGCCCCAGCGGGCCTTGTCGTTCGGGTCGATGTACTTGTCTTGTTCCATGATCACATCCTCGGTATGCCCGGCCCGGAGTGGGCCGGGTCAGGCTCAGGCCGCTACGCTGGACAGCACGAATGCCATCGGCACTTGCTTGCGGTCCACGCCGCGGGTCCAGTTGGTGGCCAGGGCCAGGTCCTGCCAGTTGGCGGAGGCTGGCCGAGTGGTGCCCGGGGTACCGGTGATGGTCGCCGAGGTGAACGAGTAACCCAGCGGATGGATCACGAAGTTGCGTCGGGTCCAGAGGGTTTCGGCGCCACCGCCGTTACCGCGCTCTTCTTCGATCTGGTAGCCCAGGTCATTTTCAGGCTGCTGCTCGGCATAGCCGATGGCGCCTGGGCGGAACAGGATGGACAGGTACTTGGCATCAGCACCGGTACCGATGATGGGCATGCCGTCGTCCAGCACCACCCGCATGCCCTGGTAGCGGCCGGCCAGTGGCACCTGATCGCCGATAGGCGTGAAGTCGATCAGGTTGAGGATCTGCAGCTGCTCATGCACAGCAGAGTGCATCACGATCACGCCGAGGGTATCGCTGCCATAGTCGCCCATGGTTCCGCGGGCGCGGATGATCGAGGCAGCGCTGATGGGGCCGCCGGCATCGACAACCATGTCGCCGCCATTACCGGCCACGTTGTCGTTGTAGATGCCCACAGCAGTGGCGATGGTGCGGCGCTGGGCCACGCGCTGCCAGTAGCTGGTCAGGCGGCCGGCCACGAACTCCAGCGGATCCTGGTTGGTGATGTTTTTCACCAGCTGCATCGCGTTCCAGCCTTCGTTGAGGTACGCGGCGCGTGCCTGCATGCTGGCGGTGTGTACAGACAGCGGGGTCGCGATGTCGGTGTACACGTCGTTCGAGTAGTTCGACTCGACCGAAGCGTCCAGGTCAACCCACCACGGGATGGTGAAGGTATTGGACGGGCCGGCGAGCAGCGTCGACATATCGCTGTTCTGAACGAGGATGCCGGACTGGAAGAATGCAGTCTGCTCGACGGTGGTTACGTTGATGTAGTCGCGCAGTTCGTCGCGGAAGACCACATCGGAAAGAATGGTTGGCATTGCTGGTTATTCCTTTGCTTGGCCTACGCTTGCGCTTTCTTGAGGCGCTCGTACTCGGCGGGATTGTTTCGGCGGAGCTCTACTCGCTCCATGCCAGTCATTTCGCTGAACTTCTTCGCGGCCCCGCCGCCTTTGCCACCGGAGGCCCCGCCACCAGTCGCCTTGCTTGCTGCGATCAACGGCGCCAGGGAGGCATCGTTGAAGAGTTGCTGCTTGAATTCGTCTACGGTCAGGGCGGACGGCCGACGTTCGGCGTCCAGCACGACCACCACGGGCTTGCCGTCGCGGATCTCCATCGACAGGCGCGGTTCGATCAGCTGTTGGAGCACAAGGGCCGAGCCCTGGACGGCCAGTTCGCCAGCCAGGCGGGCAGCCGTGGCGCCAACGGTCAGGGCGTGAACCTGGGCCTGTAGCGCGCCCAAGGCCTGTTCCTTCTCGGTCAGGGCCTTGGTGTGCTTCTCGTTCCAGCTGCGGTCCAGCGCCTCGGTGTCGCCATTCTTGCGCGCTGCCTCTTCGGCAGCCAGGCGGGCGGCGTCCTCAGCCTGCTTGCGCTTCTCGGCTTCGGCCTTCTTCTCGGCCAGCAGTTGGTCCACCTTGGCTTTCAGGCCGCTGGTGTCCTCAGGCTCGGGCAGTCCTTCCACTGCCAGCACGTAGTTTTCTCCCTGGGCCTTGTAAAAAGCCTGGAGGGATGGCTCCAAAGCGTCGTATGCGGCCTTGTCGATCAGGTATTTCATCGTGTCTCCCGGAGACGATTGGCAGGCCCAGCCTGCTAGTTGATACCCGCGCGCTCGAATGCCAGCGGCTCAACCGCTTTCATCTCGTCGAGGGTCATTGGTGCGAAGTTTCGATCTAGCTGGAGTGAGGCGAAGCGCTCAGCCGAGAGCCCGCCGTTGCGGAACAGCTTTCCCCGGGTCGGGCCCAGGGCCTTGTCCTGGAATGCTGCCGGTTGCTGCTTGAGCCAGGCGTAATAGGTCACATCGGCGCTTACCTGCCCTGCCCCATCGGCGCCTTTTGAGGCCCGCGTGGCGCCCTTGCCGAACATCTCGTTCAGGCGGGTGATCAGCACGAAGCTGGTCCGGCAGTTCGGATGAAACGGCGGCCTGGGCCCTTCGTTCACCGGGAAAGTGCGCTGGTCCAGGCTGCGGCATATCTGGCTGGTGCGGCTGTCCAGGGTGGCGATCAGCCTGATGCCGGTCACCAGCTTGGGGTTGGCCTTGGCCGTCTCCATGCGCGCTTGGCTGGCAACATGCTGCACCGCGGTGCGCACCACCGTGGCCGCGTTGCGGTCGGTCGTGGCCAGGATGCCGTCCTTGTAGCCCAGCGCCTTGGTGCCTCGGATGTTCTTGATGATCTGAAAGTTGGTCTGCCCTTCGAAGAACCCCTGCCGGATAGCACCAGCCACCCGCGTGCGCTCTGCCGTGGTCCAGTCCTCGATGAACGAGCCCAGCAGCTTGCCGCCGTCCGCGCCTCGCACGCCTAAGGGGTTGGTCAGGATTGCCGCGCGGATCGCCTCAGCGGTCGGCACAGCGGCTTCCAGGCTTACCCCGGCTGGCATGGCGTTGTTAAGGCTGGCCGCCTCGAACTCGGCTTCGTAGTTGGCGATGTCCACCAGGTCCAGCTGAAGCTGATCGGTGAAGCGGCCGAAGATGCCCAGCAGCAGGCTATCCACGTCCTTGAGCAGCTTCTCCAGGCGGGACCGGTTGTAGGCTGTCATGTCAGCCTTGGTCAGCCGCTCCCGTAGGCCACGGTCGATCTCCTTTAGAAACGGGGCGAACTTGGTCACTTCATTGGACTTCAGCCGCTCAAGGAACACGGCATGGCGGATCGTCGCGTCAAGAATCGCTCGGTTCGCCGCCATCGTCGTCTTCCTCGTCTAGCTCCAGGCTCGGGCCCTGGGCTTCCAGCTCGCCACGGATCTCGTCGTCGGTCTTCTCGGGGTTGATGACCCCGCGGTCGCGCAGGTACTGCCAGAAGTCCGCTTCCGGCAGCTTCCCGCCCTGCACAGCGTTGAATAGCGCCGTGAGAATGGTTGCATCCAGGGTGACCTGGCTGAAGTCCTGAGCAAGCTTGTAGACCGCTTCGCCTTTCACGCCGAGGAACTGACACATCCAGGTCAGGCAAAGGTTGTAGGCCTCGCTCACGTTGGATACGGCCAGCGACAGGATGCTGTGTTCCGCCGCGCTCTCGTTGTCGGCCTGGGTGGCGGTCTTGGCTGCGCTGCCCCGCTCGATCAGCCGGGCGCCCAAGGCCACCATCTGGGTCTCCTTGGCGTCCATGGCTTCTTTCGCCAAGCTGTTGGGCTGGGCCTGCATCAGGCCGCACTGGCCGCCGGCCGGGAGCAGCCAGGGCGCGCGGGAGCCAAGGTAGATCCCCTTCTCTTCCAGGTGATCACGCCACATCTCGTCCAGGCCAGACATCCAAGGCTGAGGCTGGCCCACCAGGTAGCTGGCCTCTTCATAGTCAGCGCTGTTGCGGTAGTGCCCGAGGTTGATCTCGGCCATGTCGTACAGCGGTGCGTCGTCCAGGCTGGAATCGTTGTTCTCGCTGCCCACGAAGGCGAACGGAATGAAGGGCCAGGGCTTGCCCGAGCCATCCAGCGGCATACGGGCGTCGATCACGTCCCAGCTGCCGCCTACGTCCGTCCAGACCTCCTGCTCGTACTGGCCGGTGTCGTTCAGGCGCAGCACGCGGTACTGGTCGCGGATCTCCACGCCGAATCCGTCGTCGGTGTCCTTGTCTACCCGCTCCTTCAGCACCACCAGGCTAAGCAGCACTTGGCCGCCTACCTTGCGTGTCTTCCAGTTGATGATGGCCTCGGCCACATAGCTGGAGATGGTCGGGCGGATAGCAGCGGCCGCGCTCTGCGCTCGGCTTACTGCGCCAGCTTCAACTGGTGGGTAGTCCACCAGCAGGCCATGACGGCCCACCTCGAGGATGTGGCCTACGACCGACTGCGATTGTTGGTAGATGCTGATCCCTTGCCCGTCCGCGTCCTCGTTCACGTATTCCAGGGTCGCTGGCACGGTCAACGTAGGCCACGTGCGGAACACGGCGCCGATCAGGCTGCGCTTCGTGCGACCCGTCGCGTTGTAGAAGACGGCGCGCTTCAGGTAGCTGTCATAGCGAGCCTTGTTGTCCTCGCTCTTGTCTTCGGGGTTTGGCCTGGGCAGGTACACGTCCTGCCTGTATTTGATGGTTTCGGACCCTTGGCACACGTCACGCACCAGCCGCCAGCGCGACAGGGCCGCGTCGTATTCCGGGCGGGTGAATTGTACGTTGGGCATTAGCGGGCAAACCCCATCTTGATTGCGGTGATCGGCTTGCGGGCCATCTTCGCCACGGCGAAGTAGCGGAAGGCGTCAGAGCCGTGCGAAGTCCAGTCGTGGAGCGGCTTGTCTTTCCAGCAGCCGCGCTTGTCATCCCATTCCTTGCGGTAGTTCTCCAGGCAGGCGATGCCCTCTTCGCACCTGCTCTCATCGAAGACGCAGCGGGCCAGGATCTCGCGCACCTGCTCGATGCCGTCATTGACGCCAAGCTTGGGCACCACCTGGAAGTTCATGGTGAATTTCTGCCCGTCGATCTCGTAGCCTTCGCGGGCCAGCTCGCGCCGGGTCTTGGCATCGCTGCCAAACTCTCGGTTGTCGATGTCGTGCGGCCCCCAATGCTCGGAATAGGTGTATCCCTTGCGCTTGAGCATGGTCATGTAGTGGCGCAGGCCTTCGCCGCTGTTCTCGTAGTAATCGATGATGTGCCACTGCTCGCCCACCTTGCGCACGAACCACACGGCGGTGGAGTCGCTGACCCCGATGTCCCAGAAGGTCATCACAGGTAGGTGGCTGTTATCGGGCAACGGGCAAATGCGCCGGTCGGCATACAGCTTGGCGAATTGCTGGGCGTAGTAGGCGCCTTCTACCGATTGCTGGAACGCCTCTGCGGGTATCGATGGATATTCCCGCTTCATGTCCTCGCCCAAGGTTCGTTCCTTGGCCGCATACCAGGCGCGCTGGCCGGGGCTGGTCACGATCCCATGCTTACCGGCCAGCTCGTTGAAATAGGCGGTCAGTCGCTCGGGTATGAGCGCTCCAGCGGGTTCGAGCCAGTAGGCCGCGTTCTTCCACCAGCTGAAGAAGAAGAACTTCCAGTCCAGGGCGCCCAGGCGATGGCCTAGCTTGGTCTGTTTCTCGGCGGTCTGGCTGTACTCGAAGAAGTAGCCCGCCCGACCCTCTGCCGTGGACTCGATGGTCACGAAACAATCAGCGGCCACGGCTTCGAACGCACCGGTGACGATCTCGCGCGCCTTGTGCGGAAACTTGGCGCAAATCTTCCCGAATTCGGAGACATGCAGGTAACGCAGCGTGCCACCCCGGAAGGAGGTGGACACGTAGAGCGATCCGCCCTTGCTGAATACCAGTTCGCCTGCGGCGTCGTTGCTGGCCGGGTTGGCTGCCTTGATCTCGGCGGGCAAGTGGTCGTAGGCGTATTTGATCTTCTCGCGGAACAGGCGCTTGGCGTCGTTCAGCGTATGGGCGATCAGGGCGCACTTCGCCGACTCGAATAGCGCGGCGTCCAGCTGGATGATGCACTGCTCAGTGGTGAAGCCGAGCTGGCGCGCCTTGAGGATGATGTTGCGTGTATGCAGGCCTTCGAAGTACTCCAGCTGCTCTGCCGTCATCCGAAAGCGGGTCTGCTTGCCCTGCTTGTCCGTGATGAAGTACAGGTTGTTCAGCCGCCACCGCTTGTCCCTGAGCAACTTCAAATGCTCGGGCTTCATGGTCAGGCTTCCTTCGATAGCTCATCCATCAGGGAGGCCAGCTCGCCCACGGTCTTGTCGCCTTCCTCGCTGTCAAGGTTATAGGCCTGGCGCTCGCCCTTGATAACCTTGAGCTGGGCATCGACCCCGGCATTCAGCGCGCGGGAGAAGTCGCCCAGATTGGCTTCGTTCACTTCCATCTCGGACAGGGCCACGGACAGCTTGTCGGCAATCGCTCGCCATTGGGCCAGTCCAGTGCGGTGGGCCAGCACCACGGATGCGGCTTGGGTAGCGGCCTCTTCAATGATCTCGGCATCGGTAACCAGTGGTGACTGGTGACTGGTTCCGGTTACGGCGGTGGTGACCTTCTGCTTTGTTGCCGTCCTGACTTGCTGGGTCAGGTCGCGAGCCCACCCTTCCTTCTTCGCACGCTTGAGGATGGTGGCGTGGTTGACGCCTTGGGCTTCGCCTATGGCTCTGACCGAAAGCGACCCGGCCCGGTAGGCTCGTTCAATCGCCTCCCAGTCGGGTTGCTTGGTTGTCATTGGATTACTTTCTCCAGCCACTCTTCCAGCACCCGCCGTATCACGGGCTCGGTGAGCAGCATTGATTCTTTGCGGCCGGCGATGATGTTCTCGATCAGGGCTTGGGGGATGAGATGCACCCCATCACTGGCGACCACCATCAGATGTGGGCGGTAGTCGTCGAGTTCTTTGATTATGAGCATCGGACCTCCGCGCCACGAAACTGGCGTATATGGAAATGTGGCGCGCTACGGGTAGCCCTCTAGCGGCCCTCGGTCCCCGCCCCACTGCTGGGGCAACGTGCAGCGGGTTACCTGCATTCCGTACAGCTTGGCGGGGATCCCCTGCTCTACCTCATACCCTGGGGCCGCGACGTAGATTCGCACGCGGTCGCTTCGGCACTCATAGGTGCGGAACACATAGCCCAGGCCGTTCCCGGTGAAGAACACTAGGACAATCCAGACCATGAGCCGGGCCATGCCCTTGGCTACTCTCATTCGGAAGGTCTCCGGACGCGACGATCAACCGATTCGTCCTCGGCACGCCGCTGGTTTCTGCGTCGTTCACGTCCGTCGATCAACGCTCCGATGCGCCGGAAGAAGTACCCGGCATTGAAGATGGTCAGCCCCACGAACATCGCGCTCGGGGGTGTGTTGGCTGTCAGCTTCCAGGGCTCGTACACCCATAGGAACGTGAAGGTCACCACATAGCAGAACGCGACTGCCATCATGAAGGCGACTTCGCAATTGTCAGCCTGGCGCCTGGGGCGCGGCAGCAGTGCGAACACGGCGCCATGGATGAACACCAGCACGAAGCTGATCAGGGCCAGCATGGACACGATAAGCATCACGGGGGCCCTCTCGGGTTGTAGTTCTCAACCCAGCCCTTCACCTTGACCTCAAGTACTGCCAGGACCGGATACGCGAAAAAGCCGAGCAACATGATGTAGCCCGACTTGAACTGATTGTCTGCAGCGATGAATTCACCGGCGACCTTGCCCACGAAGAAGGCCAGGACCAGCTTGGAGATGAAGAAGCGCAGGGAGAACCGTGGCTCGGTGGACCCTTTGTAGAAGTAGCTCGCCACACCGCCCACCACGCCGAGCAACCCGAACTGACTCCATGAGAGGGCAAGTTCAAGCATGGTAGGCACCGTGGCTTCTGCTCCTGGAGCGGGAGACTATTGAGGCCCTGCGGCCGGAGGGTGATCGGCGGGCGCCTGCCATACCCGGGCGATAGCCATAAGCATTAGAAGTATTATTTCGGGCAAATCCCGAACAAACCCTTGCAAATACTTATCGAAATACTTATAATGCCTCCATACACAGTGAGGCAAACATGAACAAGATCAACTGGACACGGAAAGCGCTCAAGCAACTCGGCAAGATCCACAAGGCCGAACAGGTCAGGATCTACGATGCAGCTCAAGCCCTTGCCTACATGCCGAACGTCCAGAACATCAAAGGCCTCACCAACCACCAGTACGGGTACCGGCTCCGGGTAGGCAACTACCGCGTGATGTTCGATTGGGACGGCGCCGTGAAGATCGTGAACATCGAAGAGGTAAAAAAGCGTGATGAACACACCTACTAACGTACAGATCATCAACGGGCCGGACGGAGCGCCGGCCTTCGTGGTCATCCCTTACGCGGACTACGTCAAGGATCATCCGGAGGATGACCTGATTCCTAACGAGGTCGTCGGGTATATGGTGAAGGATAACCTGACCATCGTTGGCGCCTGGCGCAAGCATCTTGGCCTTTCTCAAGCCCAGGTGGCCGAGCGTATCGGAATCAGCCAATCCGCCTATGCCCAGCAAGAGCAAGCAGCAAAGCCACGCAAGGCCACGCGCGATAAAATCGCAGCGGCTTTGGGGATTGCGCCTTCATTGCTGGACGTGTGATGCGCAGAAACGAAAAAACCCAGCGGGTTAGGCTGGGTTCTGAATGGCTTGCGCGGGGGTGTGACTTGCGCACTATGGAAAAATTACTTCCATTCTCCCGTCATGTCAACATGATTATGCCGCGTTTTCAGCCTTTTCCGCGTGAATCACCTGCCAAACCGGGCTTTGCGCCTCGATATCCGCTTCTTGAATCACTTTTCGCAGCGAATCCCAAAGGTCCAGCCAGTCACGCGTCCAATTCTTGGGGTCGATCGACACGCCAAAGAACGCCTGGATGTCCTCCGCGACCCTGGCCGGCCCCCATTGAGGCCCACCACGCACCTCGGACTTATAGGACTGGAGCGCCATAGTGATCAGGCAATACACCTTCTGACGTTTCTGGTCGGTGAGTGCGGACAGGTCAGCCCTAGCGGTGATCAGCGCCACGGCGTTCATGACATGCTGCATGGTCATCATCGGGTGGTACATGAAGTGCCCGAACTGCTGGACCTGGAACGGCAGAGTTTCAATGGCGCGCTGTATCTTGCCCATCATGACCAAGTGGGCCGCCCGGGCGGTTGACCGGCCTAAAGGGGTGCGCCGTGTCTCGGCAATGCTGATGCGCTGGCGGACGATCTTGATGCGGGCTTCCTCTTCCTCACCTATGGCGGCAAATACCACCTCATGGCGGCGCATCCTGGCAGCCTTGATTTTCGTGGCCGACTCGGCCGATTCCAGCGCCGCACCGGTAATGGACGCGTTCGACTCATGCTGCGAGTCGGCCCAGGCTTGACGTGCTCCGATCAGTTTCATGCTGCCTCTCCCGCTAATGCTTCGATGCGGACGCGCACAGCGCCGCCTTTCGTGGTTTCTTTGCTCACAGTCACGCCTCCCATCCAGGGACGATTCTCGATACTTTTGTCTTGAGCTTTCCGTAGGCCGAGCTGTCGATGACGATCAGCGTCACGTCCGGGTGGTACTTGGCCATGCGCTTGATCTTTGTTGCGCTTCGAGCATCCATCCAGCCTTTCACCTCGTGGAAGGCTTCTCTGCCGTCGTTTTCAATTACAAGGAAATCGGGCAGATAGCTGACACAACCCCGCTTAACGCCCTCGAACCAGAAGGTCTTCGGTTCATGGGCCCATGAGGCTATTTGTCCTTGTTGCTTGAGCCATTCCAGGTAGTGGGCATAATTCGCCTCCCACTTTGATCGGTAGTACTTGCGGACACCTCCAATCTCTCGCCAGCCCGCTTTCCAGGAAGCATTCGGCCGCGGTCGTATGTGTGTGCCATTAGCGACCCTGGTCTTTGCCGCCTTCATCACGGCAGCCATCTTTTGTTCAGGAGTCTTAGCAGCATTCGCTCGTATGGAGGCCTGGGACAGGAGTGCTTTCGTGGCATCTGTGTGCTTTTTGCCAGCCATGTGCCGAGGATGCCCACGTTCGGCAACTAAGCGCTTGCGCACTGCCGACAAGTGCGCACGGCGCTCTTCAGCATCCTCAAACATTTTTGTCCTGACTTTTCTTTCCTCGACAATCGGCCGCGAGTAATCGCCTAGCCCGAGCCGTGACGCCCTGATGTAGACGGCGAACTTGGACTTGCCTATAGCTGCGGAAACCGCAGCCACATCAACTATCGAACCAGCCGCCCATGCTTGTCGCAGCAGCTGCTCTTGCTCAGGCGTCCAAGCTCTCGACTCAAGTAGGCCCAGCCGCCAGGCACGGTTCTTAACCGACCCGGCGGTGCGGCCTGACGCCACGGCGATTTCCGCCTGGCTTGCCCCTGCTTCCAGCCACACCCTCAGTGCGGCGTCCTCTTCCAACGACCATTTTCCTTTGGGACTGCATGCGGCCGGCGGCCAGGGAAGCGTCAGCATGGTCATGGCTACTTCTTCGATCCGTTGATGCGCAGCTTGTAGTCGGTGATCTGGCTGTAATACGGCGCCCGTTCCTCGCTGGTCGGGATGCTGGCGACCTGCTTGGAGAACTTGTTCATCGCTACCAGGGCGTCATAGGCAGTGGTGGTGCCTGCCTTCCAGCTGTTGAAGACGGCGGTGATCTGGTCGGCCAGGGTGGGCTCGGCCGGGGTGGTAGGTGCGCTTGGGGTGGCGGGTGTCGTCGCCGGAGTCTCAGGCTCGGCGGCCTTGGCCGGGCCGTGATAGGCAGTAAGCGCCCGGAACGTGGCTCGGCCGGTACCGGTGCCGCCCACCTTCTCTTGGCTGTAGATCCCTGCCTTGAAGTACCAGGTGTCCTTGGCGTAGGACTTCATGTCGAACTGGTAGCCGTCCTCGGGAAGATCGTCATTGATCACCTGCTTGCCGTTGATGAAGAACTTGGCTTTGCCGTCCTTGCTGATCTCGAAGCGGTAGGTGATGAACTGGCCCAGGGTGTAGCCCTTGAGCAATACGGGCTTGTCTTCGTCACCGTCGAGCTTGCGGCGCAGCTGGGCATAGATCGTGGTGTCGGTAATCTGGATCTTCAGCGGGGGGTGATCGGTCTCGCCATGGATCTGGCCAATGATCGCCTTCTTCGACTTGGGCAGCTCCTGTACCGCCAGCTCGGCTTCCAGGCTGTGCAGCTCGGCGCTGGCGGGCTTCCAGTTCGCTTCCTTGTCGTCACCATTGGTTAGCGTCTCGCGCAGCTCTGAGCGCGGATAGGTGCTGTTCTTGGTGGATTTGATGTTTACGCCGTTGGATGGCGCGATAAAGGTTAGCGATCCGTCCGCCTGGCGCTGGAAGAACGGGTCTTGGTAGCCCGAGTTCAGCTTGTTGGTGGGAATCACCGAGGCGCCGGCCGGGATCGTTAAGTTCCAGGTGCTGAGGTCAATCATGCTGCTACGACTCCTTCACTGATCAAAATGGCTTGGGTGCCTTCGTTAGCAAAAGCCCCGTGAAGCTCCGTCCTCTTGGCAGCGAGTGCCGACTTGCCGGCCTCCACAGTTTCAAAAGGCCCGAAGGTGATCCGCTTACCGTGGAGGTATATCTCTGCTCTCCACTTCCCTGTTCTTAGCCGGTATAACCCCTTAACCCCGCTGGTGTTGTCCGATCTAAGTCTGGTGTTGCACAGGTTCTCCGAGCGCGTAGCTATGCGCAGGTTGGCCAAGCGGTTATCAGTTCCGATCCCGTTCACATGATCAATTTCTCGGTCTCCCAAGGTGCCGTAGTGCATCTCCCAAATCAGGCGATGGGCCAGAAAGCCGAATCCCCCGAGGCCAATCTTGATGTAGCCAGGAGCCTTAACTGCACCAGCCGGCTCGCCCGCACGACCTCTGCCCTGATCCTTCTTCCACCGCAGAACACCGGCGGACGAGTCGTAGGCAAGAAGTTCCGAAATCAGCCTACGCTTGCATTCTTCTCTTCTCTGGCTCATGCGATCAGGCCCTCTTGCACCAGGATATTGAGCGTTCTGAGCACACCTTCAGCGAGGTAGAGCCTCGCCTGATCCCGGTCACTGGCGCGCCGGTCCCGGAAGTCGCAGTAGTCATGGCACGCAGAGCACGCCCAGGCGCCCTGTAGGTCGTTTGGCTTGAATCCCATACCCGAGGTACCAGCGAGGCGGTAATGCGCCAGCACGGCCGTTTCAGGGTTGTGATTGCATATGCCCGGCACACGCACCTGGCAGTCACGGCCACGGGCGGCCTTGGTGAGCTTGGTTTGTCTCATGCTGCCTCCACCATCAGCGGCCAGCCCTGCTCGGCGGCCCACTGCTCTATGCGGGTCATGTAGTCGCCGAACTCGGCAATGCTCAGCTTCGTGGTGCTGATCCCGCGCATCTCGGTCGAGCCATCAGGCATCACCACCTCATCGCAGCCGATGAACCAGCGCTTGAACTGTTCGTGCCATACCTCATCGGGGTACAGCCGACCCTCGACCCATGCCACCGCGGCGATCTCACGGAGCAATGCCCAGTAGCGGCGGTTCTGATCAATCGAGCGCTTCGACTTGAGCGGGCGCAGGACCAGTTCATAACCGGCGCCTGCTTCCCTCATGAGGCCCTGAACGAGATTCCAAGCAGCAATGAAGGCCGGGCGGACGCCAGCGGCGCCCTGAATGCGGAAGGTGCGCTCGCGGGTCATGGCTTCGCCACCATTCGCTCCACTACAGCGAGCTTGATCAGGTCAGCGCCTTCGTCGGGACACCAATTCAGCTCGGCGATTTCAAGTGCGCCATAGAGCTTCGGTAGCTTCCCTGGGTATTGAACCGCCCAGCCAGACCATTCGGGGATTTGGGCCGCCTTCATTTCCCTACTTGCCACCCAGACGTTCCCCATCTGCTCCTTCACGTCTGCGAACTGGTCCTTGAAGGGCTGGCGCTCCCACCAGGTGTTGAATTCGGAGCGGGCGCGGTCGGTCATGGCTTAACCCCCATGCAGTCGTTGCAGCCCGGTCGGCAGATCCACTCAGGCATCGGATCGCCCTCGAAACGCTCGACGTGCTCCACCGAATCACCACGCTTGATGTACCCGGCCACGCACTTGGCGGTGCCCTTCTTGTCGTTCGCGTCATCCCAGCACATGGCCGATACCTTCCCGCAGGCGCGGCGAGCGATGTACAGGTGACCCAGTGACTTGCTCATGGGCGGGCCTCCTTGGCCATGGCTTCCCTCGCCACGGTCACGCAAGACCAGCTTTCAGCCTTGTTCGCGTCGCCGTACTGGTCCTCTGCGTGCTGCCGGTTCATTTCAATGATCTTCACTAACCCATTGCGCAGGGCTTCGTTCTCGGCCTTGAGCTGGTCGCGCTGTCGAATTTGCGCGGATCGTTCGGAAAGGAATGCGGTACGCCATGCCTCAAGGCGCTCGTTCTCGGCGATCAGGGCCAGATTTCTTGCTTGGAGAATCTCAAGTTCCGTCATTTTGAAACCCTCCGATTCCGCACCTGTTCAAGCGGTGTGGCCCAGCGAATATTCCCAGGCTCGTAATTACCGTCGTTGTTTATCCGGTCGATTGAGTAGGAAGGTCCTGGCTTATCGCCAAGATCCTCCACAAACAACTCAAATGAATCCCAACGGGCGCACACCGAAATACCCCTGCCGCCGTAGTTTTTGTAGGCGTGGTTCGCAGGGTTTTTGCAGCGGTCACGCATTGATGACCAAGTAGCGTAGAGGGGGTGAGTTTTTGACAGGCCGTGAGTCGTAAGGCGCTTCTTGTTTGCGTGGGCGCGTGCGCAACCACAGGAAATCGTGTGCTGGAGGCGGAGAGAGGACCCAGTAGTCGTCATCTCATTTCCGCAATCGCAAAGGCAGGACCAGTGCACAAGGCCGCTTTTCACGCCGGCATTTTTGGTGACGGTGAGCATTCCGAACCGAGTTCCAATCTTTATCGCGGCACGGTTAGCGTTCGCGCACGGCACGCTGCAAACCTTGCGAATTTCAAACTTGGCCCAAGTCTCATGAGGTTTCTTCATGAGGGGCGCCTGGCATACGGCGCACTCACCTTTTGGCATGCCAGCCTCAGCCAGCCGCTTCAGTTCGCTGTAGTCGGTCATTGCCTGCGCTCCCGTGCGGCCAGCATGTAGTCAGCGAACAGGTAGGCGGCGTCTGAGTACTCGCGCATGTTCGCGTATTTGCGGTGACTGCCATCGTCCTGGGTCATACCCCAGCCGCCGGCGATAACCATGGCGTTCAAGGCGTGCATCGCGATGTCATCACGTAAGCGCACCAGGTCCTCGGTGGCCGGAGTTAGTTTTTTTGCTGGGTTGGTCATCAGAAACGCTCCTTGCGGAATCCACGACCCATCTCGACTTCCTCCTGGGAAACCTCTCTGGTGCCGGCGAAGTTGACGAATCGCAGGAACTTGCCCTGCTGCTGAACAAGACAGCTCCCCACCTGGGCGTGGCGGCACTTGGGCATGATGATTTCAGTCACGCCGTTCTGGCCGGCCTCGGTGTCGTGGTCGCGGTGCACCAGCAGGATCATGTGGGCGTCGGCCTCGATTTGGCCGCAGTCCTTGAGGTCGCTTGCAATGGGCTTCTTGCCAGGGCGCTTGGTCGATTCGCGGTTGAGCTGGGCCAGCAGGATTACTGGCACGTTTAGCTCCTTGGCCAGGCTCACGATTCCCGTAGAAATTTTGGCCAGCTCGGCAGTACGGTTCTGCACCCGTTCTTCGGACTTGATCAGGCCGATGTAATCGATGGCCAAGACGGCCAACCCATGCTCCTTCTGCACCTTGCGGGCGATGGAGCGGATCTTGGAGAGGGTCATCCCTGGCTTATCGCAGACGAACAGCGGCTTGCCCTTGATCCTGTTGACCGCAGAGGTCAGCCGGGGCCAGTCCTCGTCTTCCAGCGTATGGCCGATATCGATCCGGCTGAAGTCGATCGCCCCTACGGAGGCCAGCATACGGTTGCCCAACTCTTCCTCAGGCATTTCCAGGCTGAATACCAATGCGGTGCCATGATCGTTGAGCGCGACGTGCTGGCAGATCTGCATGGCCAGGGTAGTTTTGCCGCTGCCTGGCAGGCCGCCCACTACCGTGACGGTCTTGGGCTTGAGCGACTTGATCATCTTGTCCAGATCGACCAGGCCTGTTTGCAGGCCTGCCTGGGCCCGGCGGTTGAACTTCTCGTCGATGACTTCGATGTTGGCAGTGATGATCGAGTCGAGCCGCTTGTAGTCGGGGGTGTCTTCGTTCAGGTCGCGCAGATCTGCCATGGCCTGTTGGGCGCGGGCGATGATGTCAGCGACGGGAGCATCCTCCGTCGCCATATCGCGAACCGCATCGGCTGCGTTGACCAGCCGGCGCAGAACGGCGCGCTCGGCTACGGTCTTGGCGTAGGACTTCCAGTTGGCGGTAGAGGGAACCTCCTTCGCTATCAGCCCGGCGTAGGCTATGGTGCTCTCTCCGCTGGGCATGAAGGGGTAATTCACTCCTACGGTTACGGGATCGATCGGCTCGCCGGCCTTGTGGCAATCCTTGATCGCATCAAACAGCGCCGCGTTGTCGTGCTCGTAGAAGTCCTCCACGCTCAGACGGCTGGTGATGTCGTCGAATAGGGACGGGTCAAGCATCATGGCGCCCAAAACACCGTATTCGGCCTCAGGGCTGTGTAGTTGGCGGCTCATGCCTCACCCCCTCGGTGTGATTCCCAGGTGAATGCGATGGCCTCTCCCCCGTTCTGGCGCAGGCGGTCCAGGGCGCGGTCGCCGATGTAGTCGGATAGCTCGGACGAAGGCAGGTTGGATGTGATGATGGTCGGCAGCATGTTGCGGTACCGGGTATCGATAATCGTGTGCAGGGAATGGCGCTCAAACTCCGTTCCGCCCTGGGCCCCAAGCTCGTCGATCAGCAGAAGATCCACTGCGGACAGGTCGGCCAAGATGGATTGCTCGGTGTCTTCCGATCCCTTGGCGAAGCTGGCCTTGAGCGCGGCGATGATGTCCGGGGCAGGTGCGTACAGGGCGGTGGCGCCATAGCGGGTAACCACCGACTTGAGGATCGCGCAGCCTAGGTGAGTCTTCCCGTTCCCGAAGTTGCCCAGCATCAGCAGGCAGCGGCCAGCGTCCAGGCACTCTTCGAATTGGTCTACGTAGGCTTGGCACACGGCGAGCGCCTGAGCCTGGCCGGGCAAACGGGTCAGGTAGTTATCCAGCGAGCAGGGGCGGAACCGCAGCGCGATACCGGTGGCGAACAGCCTGGCGTTCAGTGAGCGCCAGCGCTTGAGGTCGGCGGCCTGCTTGTGGGCCTCGGAATCGACGGCGGCGGTGTTCAGCGCCTCCCAATGGCAATTTGGGCAACCCAGTACGCGATTATCGCCATCGAATGCCTCGATCAGCTTGCGATCGAACGGCCCATGGGTTTCGCAGTTGTCAGGGCGAGTCTTCACCCGAGGTTGAGCGCCGAACTTAGAAATTCGCACGACGAACCCCCAGGCGCTTGTTCTCTTCGGTCCTGGCTCGAATCTCGTCGGCGTTCACCTGAGGCAGGTTGGTGTAGCGGGACTTCGGGGCGAAGGCGTGGACGTTGCGGGAGCCGTTGGCGTTGCGCACCCAGTTGCGCCAGGTGGCCAGCCAATCTGCCTTGGTCGCCTTGGTGCCAGTGGCGGCCAGCCAGTGGTCGCGGAATTTGTCTGCTTCGAGGGCTATGCCGCTCGGCCCCAGGTCTGGGCGGTTGGTCAGAGCCCAATCGCGCCAGTCCTCAGGAAGTGTCCAGCCCTTGGCTAGGCGGCTGCCCTTACTCGCCTTGGGTTGAACAGGGTCGAGGATGGTCTCTTGCTCAGCGCTTGGAGCTGGCGCTGCGGTAGCGGCGCAAATCTTTTGATCTTGATCTTCTGGTTCTTGGTTATTGGTTATTGGTTCTTGGTTAGGGTTACGACTGGGTTCTTGCTGGGTTTCATTCGCTAACCCAGAAATAACCGACTGGGTTTCCAATGGCTTCCCAGAAGGACGCCCACCCTTTTTTCCATTAACCCGATTGGTTTCAGCCTTCGCTCGATACGCCTGTATTTCCTGCTCCGCGCGCTTGTTGTGCCATGCTCCGCTGTCCAAGGTGAAGAACTCGCTCAGTACCGTGGCCACCGCCTCTTTCTCTTCCTGGGAGCGCGCACCTACCCACCGGCATACCTGTGGAAGGTCATTCACAATCGCCTGCTCCTCGGCGTAATAGCGGCGCAGCAGTCGGCTGTAGATGGCATCTTCAACCAGGGTGAGATGGGAAGTGGCCTGGGCGTAGTCACCGATGTTGTGGCTGTAGTAGTTCATCTCAGATCTCCAGCTCGTCGGTGACGCGCTTGATGAATTGGTCGTAGGTTTCAGCCATCAGGAAGCCGGTGTCTTCCAGCATCCGGCGGTAGGCCTTGGCCGACTCATAGATCTGCCAGCGGTCTTGTTCGGGAAGGTGGCGGCACTGGCTATAGGTAGGCCATGGCCCCGCTACCGGTTGAATGAGCGGCTGGTGACTCGGGGTGTTGATGAAGTCAACCAGCTCTAGGCTGCTCATGGAAACTGTGCGCGCCACGTTTTGAAAGCCGTCGTTTTGTGGCGCGAACTGCTGGGTATTGCCTTGTGTCTGGATTTGCATATACTTGGGCCCTGCATATGGTTGTTAAGAGAGCCGGGTCACTACCCCGGCTTTTTTTCGTCCCGAAGAAAGCGTTAGCCCCTTCTGTTCCACAATTAGCCCCGATCGAGGCCCTTTTTGTGTCCTGCTAGCGCGAGCACTGGTGCCTTGCGCTTCATCTGCTTGAGCTGGGCTTGAATCGCTAACGACTTGCCCATCTCCAGGTACTCGTCTGTCGCTCGGCAAAGGCTCCATCCAAGGTCAACACTTACCTGTCGAACCTCCTCCTGAACCTCTGGCGGCAACATTTCGAATGTCGTTTCAGGCATAGGCCCTCCATAGGGGTCTTAAGCCGATTTATCCTGCGAGCTGGCACCGTGCATTTCGCGAAGAAGATCGGCAGCACCCAGGCTGCGAGCTAGGTTTGCCAGTTCGTACACATAGGTCGCGAGCTGCATGCCGGCCATGCGGGCTTCCATGCGTAACTTCCGCGCTTCTTCCGGCTTGTGGCGGGTCTTAATTACTTCGCTGCGCTTGTGGGCAGGGTTATCGAAGGCCATTCGGGTGGTGCTCCTTACTGCTGATAAAGGAATAGGTAGGGTTAAGCGGCTGATTTAGCTGGAGGGAACGCATCGTCTAGGTCGCACTTCACGCCGAGGCTGTTCAGCGCACCTACGATCTCCCTGGCTTCGTTGAGCCCAGGCAGGCGAAGGCCTGACTCATAGTTGGCCAAGCGTGACTGGTTCCAGCCGAGCGCCCGGCGCAGCGCTGCCTGCGTTACGCCAGCCTCTTCGCGGATCGTTCGGACTCGGTTCATCGGGTTTTCCTCCATAGATGCCAGAAGGATAAAACACAGATTGTGTTTAAATCAATCACAATAAGTGAAAGCCGGGCATTTCAATCCGTGATTGAATCCCGCGCATGAACGAGACCTTTGGGCAACGCCTTAAAAAACTCAGGAAAGCAGCGCGCCTTTCGCAGGCGCAGCTAGCGGAAGCGTGCGGCTGGAAGTCGCAGTCGCGTGTGGGTAACTACGAAACGGACGCTCGCGAGCCCTCCTTTGCCGACCTAGAAACCATCGCTGGCGTGCTTGGCATATCGGTGCTGCAGCTGGTCGTGTCTGGCGAGAAGTCGGGCCATAAAGTCAGGGAGAGCGGCGCTACCTACCAGGTGGACCGGAACATCGAGCCCGCGCCGGGCCCGGTGCGCTATTACGAATACCCCGAAATCAGTTGGGTTCAGGCTGGGATGCCCGTGGAAGCAGTAGAGCTGTCGAATATCGCCACATGTGAAATGCACCCCTCTGATGCCTGGGCCGGCGAGCATGGGTTCTGGCTGAAGGTCAGGGGGCCGTCTATGACTGCCCAGGGGGGTATCTCCTTCATCGAAGGCATGGTCATCCTGGTGGCGCCGGGTTTCGACGTGGAACCCGGAAATTACGTGGTGGCCAAGCTGGTCGATACCGACGAAGCGACCTTCAAGCAGTACATCTGGGATTCCGGCAAGGCCTACTTGAAGCCATTGAACCCAGCCTTCCCCACCGTTGAGGTGGACGACACCTGGGTGATCGTGGGCAAGGTTGTGGATGCCAAGTGGCCGCGGGCGGTATTGGGGTGAGGCGGGGCGCTTTGGGTTGGTAGTAACCGCGCAAGGGGTGACATTTTAGGCAGGGATGTTGACGAATGATTAAAGAAACGTGGCTTGACGACTGCCGCAAGTGGTGCAGGCAGATCAAGTTCATAGCCGAAGATATAGAATGGGCGGAAAAGCCAAGCCATAGTGGATGGAAGGAGGCTACAAGCCTTCTTCTTGATGAGCGCCGCGTCACCATTCCTCATCTCTACTTCAAAGGCGAATTCCAGGCCGGCCGGATGGGTGATAGGGTGACTTACGGGCTTATGCACAAGGAGGGCAAGGAGCGGCACCGGGTATTTATGCTTGAGATATGGCCCTCTCACCAGAGATCGCATAGGTACAAAGACGGCACTCCCCTGTTTGGCCCGCATATCCACCTTGGCGACTACAGGCTTGACGAGATCACCCGAGAGGTCAGGTCTTCAATTACCGGCCCCGCTGAGCAGGGGTGGGTTGACCGCTTTGTGCGCCACGCTAGAATCCAGAGTGAGCGGATGTCTATCGTTCCACCGTTCGGTCATGATCTTTTTGGACAATAGCCATGTGCGCACTCGGATGTGGAAATTTTTTCACCAGGGCTGGCTGGCATTGTCAGATCATTGATGCCGGTAGTGGTCCCGCGACCTACATAAGCACCCCGATCACGCTTCCCGGCGGGAAACCTCTCGACTTCTACCTGATTGAGCGTGGAAGCCTCGTGGAATTCACAGATGATGGCGTGACGCTTTTCGCCCTCAGATCAATTGGCTACCCACTGTCAGACAAGAGAAACTGGAGAGGCCTGGATAACCTTGGCCTGAAATTCGGTTTTACTCTATCTGATTCGGGCGCCTTCGAAGCTACCTTCCCGGCGACCGATCTGAATGTATGGGGCGCACAAATCCTTCGATTGATGGCTGCGGTGCTGGCATGGGAGGAGGAACGATCTGCCGAGGGCGATACTGACTTCTCGCTCACTGACGAAATTGAGCTCCTTTTAAGGGCGAAGGCGCCTGGTCGGAAGCTGATTCGCAATGCCTCTCTCCAGGTGGGCAAAGTGGAAATGTCATTCGACTTCTTATGGGGCGATACCTATATCGACGCGGTAGCTCCCATACCTCAATCCGTCAACCCGAAGCTCAGAAAGGCAGTATTGATTAGTAAAATTGAAGACCCAGCCGACATCTTGTTCATCGTTGATGACCGCGCCGGAAAACGGAAAAAAGCTGAGGATGAGCTATCCGTGCTTGGGGGTCTGGCCTCGACCATCTTGTTCAGTGACTTCCAACAGCACTATGGCGCCTCGATGCACTGAAAGAAGGACACCAGCTCCGCACACATAAAGCCCGCCCCGGCGGGTTTTCTTTTGCCCTCTGATCCTGCCTGCCTGACCCAAGCCCGCCACTGAGCGGGCTTTTTTGTGCCCGTGATAAAATAATCACAGTATGTGTTGACAGGGATAAACACGATGCGTGATATTACGTCCATGCCGCAGCGATGTGGCAGGCCCTCAAAAGGCCCTCGCTCTTTATACAACTCGACGCAACACCCAACAGACCGCATTGCCTCTACCGGCGACCGGCGATCAGACAGGCCCGAAAGCCTGCCCACGACAGGAACAACCTGGACGGCTGATCGAGAGCGAAACGCTCGAACCGCGCGAATGACCCGGCAAGCAATGCGCCCCGCCACCCTGGCGGTAATGAGGGACAGATTTCCTCGATGCCCTTCTCGCGAGGGGTATCAGGGAAATAAATCGCCCCGGAGGGCAAGAACATGGCAACCCGCAAACCCGCCGCAAGCACCCTGCTTAAACAGGCCAATGAGGCAATCGCCAAGCTGACCAAGGAGCTGGAGAGTACAAAAGGCACCATCAGCTATCACCAGGCACGCGCCATTGAAGCTACAAAGGAAATCGAGGACGTGCACGCCTTCTGTGATGCACTTCCAAACGTCGTGCCGCGCAAAGACGACAACGGGTACAACCAGCGGTCAGTGATGACCCGCCTGGCGGCGTGGCTGGCTACCAAATAGCACGCATGCCCAATCGAGGGGGAAGCGTGAGCCGGTGTGAGCGAGCCGGGCCTGAGAGACCGAACGATTTGCTGAAGCGCCTGGGCGACCGGGCGTTTTGGAAATCCACAGGAGCCCTGGAGGGCATATCAATGCCAGGCACATTCGAGCAAGGCTGGGCGGCAAGGCCGTTCGCAGAGCAGTTTCCGGAAATGGATGCGAAAGAGGCTGAGCGCCTCGACCGCCTGAACCACGCGATCACCTACCTCTACATGGCAGACATGCTGACCGATAGCCAGGTGAAGGCGATTCGAGAAAAGAAATTCCCGCGAGTGGTTACCAAGGCGGTTCTAGGCAAGTAAACAACCCCGCCCCGGTTCGCCGGCCATCTGCATCACCCCTTCCCCACTTACGACCGCAGCGGCAGACGCCAAGCCACCTCACGGTGGGTCTGGTCACCCGCGCTTGGCGTCTGGCCACTGCGGTTTTATCAGCGTCCCCGGAGGCGCCCATGAACGCACTACTCAAAGCACAGCTGCGCTATGACAACGCCGAACCGGCGGACGACAGCGCCGAACAGGAAGCACTACAGCGCTGGATCGACGATGCGGCCGAGCGCCTGGCCCGCGGCGAAGACATCAAAGTGTCCCGACGCGGCTGGCACGTGGCGACAGTGACGCACGCGGACTTCCTGCTGCGGGTTCAGGAGCACCTGACCTGCCGCCTCGATCAGGACGACGACCTGAACTTCGCCCAGCTGGTAGTCGATGCCATGTGCGGCAACGCTCGGCAGGCCATGGCGCGCCGGCTGCTGGGCCCTACGGATCACTCCTTGGGTGTCCTGCACGAGATCGCCGAGAGCATGGTTAAACACCTGGCCGAAGCCGGGGTTGAGCAGGACCGCGCGGACGACGAGCTATGAACAGCATCCACGTTCTGATCGGGCGCTATCTGGATGATCTGGAAGAGCGCCCAGTCCCGTTCTACGAGGCGATGGTCGAGAAGAAGATCATCGATGCCTACATGGGCGGCCAGATCAAGGCTGACGAGTTCCACTACTACTGCGAGCGCTTCCGGCGCCTTGCACAGCGTGACGTAAGGAGAGCGGCATGAGCACAGCACCAGAGGGGGCAACGCATCTGCTCCCGCTCAAGGAAGGCGTTCGAAGCGAGCCGGTTTACTACCGCACGCCATCAGTACATGGCGTCGCCCGGTGGGACGGTTCGCGCTGGGAGCCATGCGCTTACCTGCCGGAAGCCGCCATCCGGATCAAGCCTGGCCCGGACGCACGGCTAATCGAAGCCGCGCCTGATCTGCTGAAGGCTCTGCAAATGTGTATCGCCTGGATGGGCGATCGCCGGGACATATCTCCAGAGTCGATCGATGCATGGGTGAGAGGCCGCTATGCCATTGCCAAAGCCACGGGAGAACAGCCATGACCACCGCACCCTACCCCACAATTATCGACGAGCAACTGGCCCAACTGGAACGCAGCATGGCCATGATCGGATTCGCGCTGCCCGTAAACGAAGTCCTGGGCCTGCCCAGGGAGCACCGTGTCGCGGACCTGAAGCAAAGGCTGTCCGTGACCTTGAAGGGGAAGCGGGTGGCTGTGAGGGCGCGTCATGAATGATCGTGAATTGCTGGAGCTGGCGGCTAAGGCGGCTGGCGTACAGATCGTTCCTTGCACATGCAGGAATGAAGACTGGCCATTCAAATATGCGCCAAATGAGCAGCGGCGCGGGCACTGGAATCCGCTGCGCAATGACGGCGATGCGCTGCGGCTGGCAGTAGATCTCAGCCTGCAAGTAAAGCCCTGTGAAACCGGCGTAGATGTTTGCGACGAAGCTGGCGATGAGGTCTGGTGTGAGTTTACTGAGCCAAACTCTTGCCATTACCAGATGACTCGCCGCGCCATCGTCCGCGCTGCAGCTGAGATCGGGATGGCCATGCCATGACCACCTACCAACGCGCCAAGCGCATCGCCCGCCTACGCGGTTCATTCCTGGCCCTGCTGATCTGTAGCCTCTGGTTGCTGCTCAGCGCCCTGGGCGGGTCTGTTACTGCTTAAACCCCTTTCCCCTTCCCTTTCTGTATGCGCTCAGCGAAGCGCAGGGAGCCCCTATGTCTATGAACATGAAGATCTGGGATCAGGTCGAGAAGACCGATACCAGGTTCACCAAGGAAGCCAAGGTCGGCGGCCAGAACATCACCAGCCTGAACGGCACGGCGATGATCATGAAGGCCACCGAAGTGTTCGGGCCCGCGGGCATCGGTTTCGGCTGGAACATCGTGGAAGAGCGCTTCGACAAGGGCGCCGAGATGTTCAGCGGCGAGGGCGATAAGCGGGTCAGCCTGGGCTTCGAGTTGCACCACACGATCAAGATCGCCTTCTGGTTCAAGCTGGACGGCGAGCGTGGGGAGATTGAGCAGTACGGATGTACTCCGTACCTCTACAAGTCGAAGTATGGCACCACCACTGATGGCGAGGCACCGAAGAAGTCCCTGACAGATGCCATCAAAAAGTCCCTATCGATGCTCGGCTTCAGCGCTGACGTGTTCCTGGGCATGTTCGACGACCGCGATTATGTGGCCCAGCGCCAGGAAGAAGTGGCGGTCGAGCAGGCCGAAGACCGGGAAGCGGAGCTGGAGAAGCAGAATCAGGAGCGCCTGGAATATATCAAGTCGGTGGTTGAGACGATGCAGGGCGCCCAGACGCTGAATGAGCTGAAGAAGCTGCATGACGCCGCTGTCCGCCGCCTCACAGCGCGCCGGGATGATGCCGGGGTCAAGCGGATCGCTCGGGAGCTCGCCACGCTCACGCCCCGCTTCAATCAGGAGGCTGCAGCATGAGCCACCTCTACGAATTGACCGGCCAGTTCAAGGAGCTGGCTGTCCTAGCTGAGAACGCCGACGAAGACCTGGCTATCGCCGTCCGCGACACCATGGGCGCCATCGAGGCCGAGTTCAACGACAAGGCCCTGGCCGTAAGCCGGATCATCCTGAACATGGATTCGGACACGGATGCGCTGGACCGCGAGATTGAGCGCCTACAGGAGCGCAGGCGCCTGCTCACCAATCGCCAGAACCAGATTCGGGAATACCTCCGGGAGAACATGGAAGCGTCGGGCATCAGCAAGATCAGCTGCCCGCTGTTCACCATCACCCTGGCCAATGGTCGCGAATCGGTGGTCGTGGACGACCCGGACCAGCTGCCTGACGAGCTGATGCGGGTGAAGACCGACGTATCTCCCGACAAGACCGCAATTGCCGCCAAGCTGAAGGCTGGCGAAGAAATCCCCGGCGCGCGCCTGGAGCGTGGTCAGTCCTCCATTCGCATTAAGTGAGGCGTACATGAGCACCAACGACATCATCGCAGCGGCCACGGCAGGCCGAACTGGAGGCAGCTAAGGCTGCCTTCTTCGCATCTGGCGGCCGGATCGTGACGATTGATCGCACACCAGCCGGGCCGCTAGTCAGCACCACGGATGATCCGGAAGTGGTGGCCACCATTCGCGCTCACCGGCACTTGGGCGTGATCGCCGCTGCCAGAGCGGTTCACCTCCATACCAGCACGGTCAACAAGATAGCCTAGCTATGTAGGATGTGAAGTAGCGAAGGAATGGCTGACATTCTCTAATTTCAAGGCATGGATGGAAAAGCAAGATTGGGAAGGTAAGGAGCTTGATAAAGACCTGCTTTTCCCTGGTAACAAGATTTACTCGTCAGAAACATGTGTTTTCGTTGATGGCGCTACAAACTCATTTCTGACGAACACGTCCTCAAGAAAGAAGGACGGCTTGCCGCGAGGCGTGCTTACCCGTAATGGTAGATACACGGCTCGATGCTCCGTAGACGGAGTGCAGATTCACTTGGGAATTTATGATTCCCCGGAAGAAGCGCATTTGGCTTGGGTTTCTAAGAAGATAGAGCAAGCCAAAATTATTGCCGCCAAGCAAAGCGACCAAAAGGTTGCCAAAGCCATCATCCAGAGGTTTGAGAATTATGCAGCATGAAGAAGATAAGCCCGCGCCGACCGTGGCGCCATGCTGCCAGCCGAGCGAAGAAGAATTGGCAGCCTTGAAGGCCGGTGACTGTAGGCCAGAGGAGCTATGGGGCGGGCCTCGCCCGACTTGCCCGAAGTGCATAGCGCCGACCGTGGCGGCAGGGTTGCCATCCTTGGAGCCAGTGGCTTGGCTTGACCCTGATCGCGGGCTTGATTGGCTTGTAGATCGAATGACCGTGCCGCCTGGGTCAAAATTTGTTCGCCTAGACGCCTTCACAGCCTGGCTGAGCAAGGCGGCACAGGGGCTGCCGGAGCCGGTGGAACTGTCTGAGGACGTGAAAGAGTATCTGCGCGAAGGAATGGAGAACGCTACCGGCGGCGAAGATGATGATGTTGATTATGACTTCGCTAACGGGCTTGAGCAGCTTCTGCATCCTCTCGTTCGCCTAGACGCCTGTACCCAGGTAGTGGCTGGCATGGCTGCGCGGAATGCCGAGTTGGAGGCGGAGGTGGAACGATCCGAAAAGCACCGAAATGACTTGGCCGACACGATCGTTTCTCAGCGAACTGACATCGGCGCCCTGCGCGCCAAGAACGCCGAGTTGGTGGGGTTGCTGCGTAAGGCATGGCGTGGCCCGCGCACTGATGAAGATTGCGAAGCTATTGATGCCGCCCTGGCCGACGACACCCTCTCTCCCAACACCCCAGCCTAACCCCCTTCCCTATTCAGCCTGCCGGTGGCGGTGGGTGAGGTATTGCTATGTCCGAAATTAAGCACACGCCTGGTCCCTGGGTTTTGATGCGCCACGGTGTCATCCACGGCGGCCCTGTCAGGGAGTACACCAATGGTAAAGGCCAATCACAAATTGCCTTGGCCACGGGCGCCGACTTCATGGAGCTTGGGGAGCAGCAGAAGAATGCTCAGTTGATGGCCGCCTCGCCCGATCTGCTCGCCGACTTGGCCCTGGCCGCCGCAACACTGCGCCGCTATGAAGAGCTACACCGAGCCAAGGGCACCGCAGAGAGCGCCGAGAAGGCTGAAGTGAACGCCAACCTGGCCGCCCGCTTCGAAGCGACCATCGCCAAGGCCACCGCCTAACCCCGACCGCCGCCCCGGGCGGCCTGGAGATACCCATGGAGACTGAAATTCTCTCCGAAGAGGAGCTGGCTGAGGTCACCGGCTACAAGCAACGGCACTACCAGCGCCGCTGGCTGCGCGATCGCGGCTGGCGCTTTGTAGAAAGCCGCGGCGGCCGGCCCTTGGTCGGGCGTGCCTATATGCGCCTGATGTTGGGCCTCGCGCCCACGCCAGGGCTGGTGAGCCCGCCGCCCCTTCCTGAACCCTCATGGACACCTGACTTTTCGAGAATCAACTGAGCATGCGGCCCAGGAATACAGAATATCGGCATTTGCCGCCACGGATGTATCAACGCACCAGAACACGCAAGAACGGAAAAACTTGGGTCGCCTACTATTACCGCGACCAGACAGGGAAAGACATCCCTCTAGGAAAGGATCTGGATCAGGCCCGCATGAAGTGGGCTGAGCTCGAAGCGAGGGACAAGCCCTCGGACTTGAAAGTCATGAAGTCGATCTTCGACCGATATGAACGAGACATTATCCCGAAGAAGGCCGCGCGAACCCAGCGGGACAACCGCGCCGAGCTGAAGCACCTTCGCGCCGTGTTCGACACTGCCCCTGTCGACGCCATCAGCCCATCGATGATCGCCCAATACCGGGACGCACGGACGGCAAAGGTCCGCGCCAACCGGGAGATCGCTACGCTATCGCACGTCTTCAACATGGCTCGAGAGTGGGGGCTCACTGCCAAGGAGAATCCCTGCCAGGGCGTTCGCAAGAACAAGGAGGCGCCGCGGGACTACTACGCCAACGAGGCAGTCTGGGCAGCCGTATACCAATCCGCGGCGCCGGAGCTGCAGGAAGCCATGGATCTGGCGTACCTGACCGGACAGCGCCCAGCGGACGTGCTGCTGATGCGCCGGGACGACATCGAGGGCGATTACCTACTTGTGCAACAGAACAAGACCAGCCAGAAGCTGCGGATCATGATGCGCCACGAGGATGGTTCGCTGAACAGCCTGGGCCGGCTGGTGGAGATGATCGACAAGCGCACAGCGGAGCATGCCTCGCAGTACCTGCTCATCAGCAAACACGGCAAGCGCCTGACTGCGCCCATGCTTCGCCGCCGCTGGGATGATGCCAGGGCGAAGGCTAGCGAGCTTGCGACCGCCGCCGGCGACACCCTATTAATAGCGCGCATCCAGGCTTTCCAGTTCCGGGACATTCGGCCGAAAGCCGCATCGGAGATCAAGAACCTGGAGGACGCCAGCCTGCTGCTTGGGCACACCAAGAGCGACATCACTAAGAAGGTCTACCGGCGCGTCGGCGTCACCGCCAAGCCGGCGAAATAG